TTATGGCGCGGTATAACCTACATGATTACCTGGATGATCAGCGGCATTGGCTCGCAGTATGGCAGGATCATCTGGAAAAACTGATTGGTCAGCCTCTGGTTTAATGCCTACGTTTTCCTCCCATGCCAGCAAGTCTGACATTCTCCATCGTTTGGGACTGCCATTTATTCTCGGTTTCGGAAATGGCTGAGTAAAGTAGGATGGCATCCTGGACGGAGTGCTCCAGAAATACAGTGTGCTGCGCGATATCTTATACCGGGACAAAACTTCATTAGTTATTAAAATAGCGTCTGCCTGCAATGCGTTATCCATATATTACCTCTTAATTACATTGTCCAGGCAGTGCGCGCAATCTGCGCATACCTGTCATTGCTGTGGCCACGTAGCTCGCCTTACGGTTAACCACCTCAACCCAGACCTTCACGCCTTCAACTCTCACCGTGTATGTCTCCTTCATCTTGCTGCGCCCGTAGTCACCGTAACGTTGCTGGTGGGTAGCCAGTGCGATGTCGCATGCCTGACGTGCTAACGGGGATTGCTGATTACCTCGGTTAATCAGTCGCATGGTCGTCTCCTTCGATACGCTCAAACTCAATAACCCAGACCCATGGGTTAGCTTTCCAGGACTCTTCGCCATAGATTGAGTCCCACAGCTCACGGAATGCTAAACCGGCCTCCATTGGGCCAGATGCTGCAATAACGCCTTCGGCCCGGGCATCGTCCTGGCTCATGCTCCGTATACGCTCCACTCGAACGCTGGTAATCTCCAGAAGAAGGCGGGATGCCCAGCGTGGCATGTGGATTGATGGCCGCCAGCAGCAATGCAGATTATCGTCAGCATCGAAAAACTCTGGTGCAGGCTTGCCATCAGCCTTGTAAACGCAGAACCGTGCCTTCTCAAATGGTGCAGAGTCTTTGCAATAGGCATCCATCTGACCGAAGTCGAATAACGGTCCCTGAAAAGTCTCGCGTACCCAGATGCGATCACCCGGTTTACCAAACGGACTGTTCAAATAGTTCCCGGAAGACAGCTCCCCGGCGAGTTCGTTGCCGGATAATTCACAGCCAAGATTACGATCCTTGAATGGAAACTTAACCGGGCGGCGCGTTTGAGTCTTCCTGCTGTCGAGAATGGCGCGAACCATTTCACTGTTAAAAATCATTCCGCGTTCAGTCATTCCAGGCCTCCAGCTCGTTCTGAATCTCTTCGTCGATCTCGTCGTTGCTGGCATCTTCATTGAGGTAGCTCAACGCTTCTTTTCTATACTGCGCACGGCGCTCGCCGTACCACGCTGAAAACTCAGGTGACCAGCCGCAACCATTACCCTGAAAATCTACCAGAGCGTTGTCCTCTGCCACGCGCTCAACCATGCAGTCGGCAGTTGTCAGGGCGCACTCACGGATATACTGGCGTAGATCCCGCTTGCGCCAGTACGGGCTATATTTCGAGTCGCAACGACCTTTAAATTCGACGGCCCAGCGACGGATGCAACGTGCATTTAATGATTTGCTCATCTCGTTACCGGGAGGGCGAACCCTCCCGCCTCCCGCCTCCCTCAGCCCACGTATTCCGGTTTCATATCTGCCAGGGTAATGCTGAACTTATCGTGCAGCTCGTCGCCCAGATGACGTTTCGCCGTTGCCAGAACTCGCTCAACTTCCCCGAAACGCGCTGCTGCACCCGGTTCGTCCGGAGACGGTAGGGAGTTGATCGCGGCCTCAACCTTGTTACGTGAATCAACCAGGTAATAGCGCCTCACGGCCTTGTTCTTCAGTTCGGTGAACAGAGCTGAACCCAGTGTGGCCTTTGCGCTTTCGATATCAGCCCGGAGTGCTTTGGCGCTGTCTACATCCTGCGCAGCATCGATGCGCTCACGAAAGTCGTCGGAAAGAGCGTCGATATTTGCCGACGATTCCTGTGCGCTTTGCGTGGTTGTGACGGTGTCACCTGCGATTTCAGCAACGCTCATTCGTTGGGTTGGTGCGGGGTTAATTTCGCGCTCTGTTCGCTGTTCCAGATCTTCTCTGTCATAAACACCCATTGTGACTTCAGGGCAGTAAGTCCTCGCCCAATACTTGACGGCCAAATAACCTATTTGCTGTTTAGGTGCTGTTTTCCACAAAGGGGAATTTCGCGTAGTAATATCAGCAAGGTAAATTGGCTCCCCCCAAGTCACCTCTGTCTCGCCGCGAAGTACGGCTCCGACTCGAACAAACAAACCTGATTCATCACGCACGTCTTTTTTGCCAACAATTTTTTCCCACTCGCCGCCGTACTCGTATTTAAAGCGCCCGCGTACAACTTTGGAGCTGGTGATTAAAGCGTTGTAAAGCTGTGCTTCATAGCCCAGAGCCCCGTTAACTAGGTGGGTTTTCTGGCCTACAACAAATGGGTCCATACCCCAACGAGCGGCCTGCATGATTATTGCCAGGCAATCAGAAGGTCTCCCCTGTAGATGTTTAGGTACGGTCGCTACGCCCTGAGACATCACCTCTGCTAGCTTCATCATGCGATCCATGACGTCGATATTCAGAAGCAGGGATGTGTTATTCATCGTGCTCGGTTCGTTATGTTCGATAACTGTAACGTTGGTCTTTTCCATCATCATTCCCCTTATGCCAGACGCAGCGCTTCAAGGCGGCGCAAGTCGAAGTCGTTCAGCTCGTCGGTGTAATCAGCGGTGATAGGCGCTGGCCATTCGCCAGTGTCAAAGCCGGTAGCGATAGCGCGCATCGCCTTGCGGTATTCGAGCATGCCCAGTTCCAGCAGTTCGGCGGATGCCTCGATGATGGCGATCCAGTGGTAGTTCTCGTCTTTGTTGACGAAAATCCAGAAAAACTGGTCCAGTGCAGCGGTCTCGCAATACATAGCCGCGCTCAGGTGGTAGTCACGGTCGATGATTTCGCGGTGCAGTTTGGCGCGCAGACCTTCCTGTTTAATGTTCCACATGCTGATGGTTTTCAGGTCGGCACCGATGCGTACCCCGTCCAGGTCGATCTCAAGATCGGGGCGAACGCGGACTTCAAGCCCGGTTTCATCGTCAAAGCCAAAGTAGCTGACCTCCACGGCTCGGCTCGGGTGCTGAAGCAACATGCCAGCGGTCGGGTGCTGGAGCAGTGCTTTTTGAATGGCCAGTGCGGTGCTCAGTTGTTGGCGGGTGACCAGCACTTTCCCTTGCGGATTCTCGCGCCACGCATCCAGCAGTTCGTCGGCGAAGACGGCATCCGGATTAACAGACTTCACGGCATGAATCAGATCTGCTTTGGTACCGGACACTTTCAGCGGCGCCAGTTTCTGCGCTTCCTGTGCAACCAGGTCAGGATTGATGATTGCCAACTGCTCGAGTAACGCATCACGGCTACCGCTGGTTTTCACTTGAGCAGGCAGAGTGGCGTTGTATTCCTTGATGCAGGCCTTCATTGCCGTTGCGGTCTGTTTCTGGTCCGCTTCGATACGCTGGTAATCTTCTGGAAGCGACATATAGCTCTGACCAGTTTCCTCGACTGACCCACCCAGCGGCACCTGAGCAGGCAGTGTGGCGTTGTGTTCTTCCAGCAACACTTTGATATCGTCGGCTGACAGCTGCGCCGGCAGGCTGGCGTTATACTCATCAATAAACGCGCGAATAGTTGCTGTTGTGGTGAAAGCACCATCTGGAATCACCGGTTCAACGCTGAATTCTTCGTCGAGCTGCTCGGGCTGCAGCGCCAGCGCATGCACCAGGTTGCCCATATCCAGAACCGGGGAGCGCTCTTTCGTGATGGTCTTCTCGACGTGGCGTGCGTTGAAGTACATCAGCGACACTCGCGCGTCTTTTACCTGGGTAGAGCTGATACCGTTGGCTGCGTGATAAACCTCGTTCGGCAGACCTTCGTAGCGGCCTGGCTCGAAGTAGGCGGGATACACAACAGCTGGTTCGTCAGATTGTGCTTCTGGCTCGGTTTGATTCGCTTTTTGGGTGTTTTGATGCGCATATTCATCATTCTGATGCGCATTTTCCGGTTTTTGTTTCACATCGGCTTGCTGGCCGGTATGTGACTCTTCACCAGTTTCCAGACTGCTTTCGCCTGACTGCACTTCATCACCAGCCTGTTTTTCATCACTGACAGTTTCTTCCATCTGCACATCGCTGGTGGTGTCCTCATTAACTGGTGAACGGTCATCTTTTTGTTGGGCGGTTGATGCGAGGTCTTCTGTGATCCATTTCGGGTCTGTAGCGTCACTAATCCCCTCAACATATTCGCCGCGGGAAGCTGCAAGAATTTTGTTTACCTCTTCAGCTGTTACTTTTTCCTGTTTCATAGGTACAGGCATAGACGAACGACCGCAGGCTATATCAACGAGCAACGGATCTGGGTTGGCGTGGTCGGTTTCCGTCAGTACTCTATTCAAATATTCTTGGTGTTTTACAGGATCAGCATAAAGCCCCTCTGGTGTGGTTTTTACTGTTGCGATGATGCAGGCACGTGAGTAGTCCAGGCCACCAGGAATTGAAACGAATCTCTCTCGAGTTGCCAGCCATTCGGGATCGTCCATCTTATTCATAATGGAGTTTGCCTGCAGTTCTATATCCAGAGGGACGTTGTAAATATCAAATTCGCGGTCACGGGCACGTAGCGCCAGAGCAATCTCATGCTCCAGACCGAGAATGGTTTGCGGGAATTTACGGTCAGAGATAATTCCGCCGCCGGCGTTCGCACCTGAAGGTGTGCGATTAATGGTTGTTACACGATTACCTTGGCTCCACTCTTTAACCAGCAGGCCGCGATCGATGTATTCAGTTTTGAACCACACCGTCAGGAACTGGATAACTGTTGCCAGCTCCGGTTTCTTACCGTCGACAGGGAAGACTTTCTTAACGGCATTCACGACTTTATGAATATCGTGCTCAATGGCTTTTTTGAATGCTTCCACATTCTCAGCAGCCAGCAGCAGGTTCTGGACGTACGAGTGATCAGTGTCCATCTCAAGGCGGACAATCTCATTCTTCTGGCCGGCGTCGACGTGATAGAGATATTCACCATCACCGATGAACTGAGCCAGTACGCGCTGGCGGAATGGCAGGGTGGCAACAACAATCAGGTTTGGTTGTTCTGTCTGCTGAGATTGCTCTTCGGTACCGAGTTCACCATCAACGACGCCATCTTCGGCCAGGCCGTTCTCACGGAGCTGGATGTCGTCCTCAACAGTGAGATCTTGACCCGTTGTAACGCCAGCACCGCTACTGATTTCAGTTTTGAGCAACTGCAACTTACCGCTGCGCCAGTCTTCTACCAGTTGATTGCGGTCACCGGCATCCGTGTTCACCCAGTCAGACATGAACGCAGCTATCAATCTTGGTTCGTGGTCTTCGTCTGGTGCGAAAATGTCCTTAACCGCCTGAATCATTTTCCACTCAGCATTCAGGCTGAGTTTGGTAGTCTCGGGTGCATAATTCTTTGCCACAAGCAGGCTCTGGAGATATGTATTGCCTTCATCCAATGACATTTCGCTGGCAGCCAACTGCTGCTCTTTAGTGACATGAGTCTGGTATTTGTCGATCATCAGATGGACGGCAAAGCGGACTGCTGGAGTACGGTTTTCAACCGGGACAATTTCGGACGCAGTCGAGTCTTCAACGATTACGGTCGGAGTAGGAGTGGAGGGTGCGTCAACGGCGCCAGTAGAATCACCAGCTGCTTTTGGCAGCCAGGTGCGCCCATCGTTCTGAAGTTCGTAACGATCACACCAGGTTAAATCAACCTCACCTTCTTTCGGCAGGCCGTCGACAACTGGGAAATCAGTGCGAATCGGTTTGGCGTAGTCCTTACCCCGACCTGTTTCGATGCCTGCATCTTCCAGCGCAACATCCAGCATCAGATTGGCTCGAGCCTCGGTTTTGGCAGTGAACCAGACCACTGCATCTTGCTTTCCGGATTTCTGAGTGGCTTTAACCACATTAAAGAATTCCATGTGAGATCCTCTTTTTTGGGTGTTAGAATCCCCGGACCATTGATAGCGCCCATTGGGTTAACTTTGGTTTTAATGTTGTTTCCGGTGTAACTTTGGTCGGTGGCACCGGACGTAGATCCCGCCTTGCGCGGGTTTTACGTTAGCCTTCGTGAGCCATCTGGTCGTGCGAAGCGCAACGTTTGGAGCAATACTCTTTCTCTTTACGCGCCAGCAGTGAGCCGTTGCGATAGAGAAGGGTGTTTTTGATTACTTCTTCCGGTTCAACCGGTTTGCCGCAATAACCGCATTTGGTCTGCATCATCATTTCCTCACAACTTAACGTCCGCCTGAGCAGGTAATTCGCCGCTTCTGATGATCCTTTCAACTGGATAGCAGTTACCTGAAACCTGCTGCTCAACAGCGGCCTGCTCACATTGCTGTTGGTCGCCATAAACACCCAGTACAACATCCTGAAAATCACCGTTGGTCATACCAATGGTCAGCACTAATGCGAATAAGGTGTTCATCAGTGCGTGCCTGCCAGAACCAGATTCGGTTCAATGGTGCGGGAAGCATACGGGCTGCGGATATGACGCAGATTTCCCTGCGGTTCGTGCCAGTAGGTGCCGTTGATGTGGTCATAGGAGACCTGCCAGGCTGCTCCGGTGCGCTGGTTACGCATTGCAACTGCACGACCGCTGTTTGGTACTGCATTCGCGGTTTTCATGACAAAGCCTCTTTAAATTCTGCAAAACTGAGTGCTTCCTCGCCTTTAGCTAAGCTTTCAAAATATTCCTCGTATGCTTTTTCCATCTCACCCTCGATACCTTGCGGTTGGTTAGTGAACTTCACTGGTGGTGCTGTGACGCTGCTCTTCACAGTTGAGCGTTTTAACTCTGCAATTCACCACCGCGAAGCTCACTTCTGTTTTGCCCTTGTCGCCAGGCTAGCGGAACGTTTGAACTTGATGCGCTGAGTGTTTCGCGATGACGAAAGAATAACTATAGTTATCTATAATGTCCATAACTTAACTTATAATTACGGTAATTAAGTTATATGTCAATGATAACAAAGGGAATTTAATTTTATGAAAATGGGGGGTGGATAGCAGAAGTGGATTTGTTACTTTAGGATGAAGAAGGTGAAACCGGCCATCAGGCCGGTTAAGTTCTTACTTCTTACGGAAATTTTCGTCGTTTTTCACGTACTCAAATGAATCAAGAACTAATCCAGATATCCTCAAAATATCTTCTGGATTATCCATGTAAATTCTTGAGGTATCACAGGTTAACCCTGCCCTAGAGATTTCATTAATTGTTATGTCATTCAACTCTATAGGCAACTGGATAGATGATTTCGACTTTTTATCATAGTAGCGAACTATCCAGCGGTTCGTTTTACCCTGGAATAGAACACCGAAGTATGATGCAGTATCTTTGTATTGAATGTCGTGCTCCGCTCCAATGATTGATACGATTTTATCAAAGAGCTGCCTTTCGTTATAAGTCGTAACGATATTAGGATTATCGGGATCTACAATATCCGCTTGTACGTCAGACTTTTCTTGTTCGTTATCGTCATGAACTTCGTCGTGAGGGGATTCTGTTGAGTTTTTTCCTGATAGTCCAGAAACTACCATGGCGCTTACTGATAATTCTACTGCCTGTTTTACTAATGGAGTTATTGACTCAAGAAATCGTTGGTTCAATTGCCTTTCTACATTCGATCTGCTTGCTACATACCTAACAAATTCCTGGTCAACTTCTCGAAGGCTTGAACTTATTGTTTTAGTAAAAGCTGAAAGGTATACACTTTCTTCTGCGAGAGTTCTTAATGCTTCAGGTTTGAACTTGTCATGTCTAAATCTAAAAAGTTGCTCAGCATCAGCATCTGTAACCTCATCCATTCTTATTTTCAAGAATGGAGTGGGGTCCATAATATTTTTCTCTTTTAGATCAGTAAAAAACCGCCACTCAACGCCATTGGTTATGGCCGATATTGTCACCTCTGGGGTTGAGTTAAAATATCTTGATAACTGTGGGCAGTGATTATCAATTTTTTCTTTATAGGCTTTGGCTTCAATGAACATGACTGGAATCCCTTGGCAAAACAGGGCATAGTCCACCCGCTCATTAGCCTTCACCCCAGGAAAGTCTGCACCATATTCAGCTTTTACTTTTTGTGGATCGTATGGACTAAAACCGAGAATGTCCAAAAATGGTAAAATTAGTGCCTGTTTTGTTGTTTCTTCAGTAGTGCAATGAAGTCCAACGTTTTTAACATGCTCACTATGAAGCTTTAACCTGTTTTTAAATGCATCCATTTGGGGTGTCCCATATCTGTGTTAATAGTCTAAAACTGACCACCAAAAAACTCTGCCTATAATTTCTATATCTCCTAGATTTTTATCCTCAGATGGATACTCAGCACTGTTGTAACTGCGAATGCTGATCATCTCGGGTCCTGTGCGATAAAGCAGTTTAATTCTTTTCCATCCATCTTCGTTGATGGCATACATTTTCCCATCAACGATTTTTTTATCTTTTGTATTTACAGCGACCGTAGTGCCATCAGGAATATTGGGTTCCATACTATTTCCCCTGGCGGGGAAACATAGAACACCTGAACCGTCGGTGTTAGCTCCCACCTTGCGCAGAGTAGCTTTCGAAAACCTCAGTTTAAAACCGTTGTAATCCTCGTCTGAAACCCTGCCGTCACCACAAGCAAACTCTATATCTCTCAAAAAAGGGATCTCCACCTCATCTTCAGGAAGCGGTGTGTTTTTGTCCCATGAGTCAATTTTTCCCCAATCTTTCTCTGAGGGGATGTTGTCTTCATGACGCATCGGCCCGCTTCCAGCGCTTAGCCATTCTGGTCTGACGCTTAGCGCACGCGAAAGCTCAACCATTTTACGGCTTCCATTTGTCTTTCCTGATGTCATTTTTTGAATCGCCGGTTGTGAGAGTCCGACACGTTCAGCTAACTGCCCTTGGGACAGGCCTGCAGCGGTCATGGCGGCGATTAATCGTTCTGCGAAGGTTTTCATATCGTCAATTTATAACCGTGGTTATAGAAAGTAAAATAACAAATGTTATAGACTGGATTCATAACTTGAGTTATCTTTTGGTCGTTAGCTACCATTTAAGGAATGACTCATGAATTTAGTTATATACAGGGCACTGAAAATCGTGGGGAGTCAGCAAAGGCTTGCTGACGCCTGCGGAGTTTCTCAACCAGCTGTTTGTAAGTGGTTGAATGGTGGTGCCGTATCTCCGAAGCACGTCATGTCTATCGTCAAGGCTACAAATGGAGAGGTCAAAGCCCATGAAATCAGACCTGACCTATCCGATTTATTCCCTCATTCAGCCGCCTGACTAGCGGCATAACCATAAAAGGACTGCAAATGCCATCACTTACGTTTTACCAGGATACAGGATCGCCGCAGCAGGTGGTGATAAATCGCGCTCAAGCGCAGAAAGGACCGAGCCATGAAGATATTCGTGATGCGGTCCGCTCCTGGGCTGGCGCCGATGGCCAGGACGTAGTTACGGCTCTGATCATCGAAGAGTACGTGTCTCAGGGCGGTGACGACATCACTTTCCCTGACGATCTCTGCCGAAAGCGTCAGAAGCTTTTCCGCTTCCTGGACAACCATTTCAACAGTGAACGGTACCGCGAGAACGTTCGTCAGCTGACTCCGGCAATACTCGCAGTCCTGCCGATTGAATACCGCAACCGCCTGCTGCCAGAAGACAACATCATGGCTCGCCTGGCACGTATGGAGAAAGAAACCAGCGAAGCGAAGATAGCTGTCGCGATGGACGCACCACGTCATCAGAAACTGAAAGAACTGAGCGAGGGGATCGTTGAGATGTACCGCGTTGACCCTGGGCTAACTGGCCCGCTGATGGAGATGGTGCAGATGATGCTGGGGGCTATATGACGGGCTCAAAAAAAGGTAAAGGTCGGACCGCGCCAACGGAACCGACCTTCGGTGTAATTCCAGGCAGAAATTACGAGGTAAGTATGTCAGAAAAATCAGCCTTCAGAAAGATAGATGGGCCACCACTTTAGCGATTAAGAGGTCTTTATGCGTGATTACGCAACTGTTGCACCTCAGTTCTGGCTTGGGATAACAGGTCGTGAACTGAGGAAGCTAGGCGCGGAGGCGCAGGTGGTTTCGTTCTATCTGATGACCTCGCCACACGCAAACATGCTCGGGTTGTATTACCTGCCAATTCTGTACATAGCCCATGAAACGGGTCTGGGCTTGGAAGGGGCTTCGAAGGGGCTAAAAAGCTCCATTGAAGCGGGATTTTGTAGCTATGACGAGGACACTGAGATGGTTTGGGTGCATGAAATGGCCGCTTATCAGGTGGGGCGATCACTAAAGCCAGGGGATAACCGTTGTGCTGGCGTCAGGAATGAGTATGTGTCATTACCTGAAAACCCTTTTTTATCATTGTTTTATGAGCGTTATAAAACAGATTTTCACCTTAATTTAAAACGTGAATCGCGCCAAATTTCCGAAGGGGCTTCGAAGGGGCTACGAAGCCAAGATCAGGAACAGGATCAGGAACAAGATCAGGATAAAGATATTTCGGGGCATGGCGCCGCCACACCCCAGGGGAAAAATACTTATCCGGATGATTTTGAACTGGCGTGGCAGGAATACCCCAAACGCTCTGGTGGTAACAGCAAGGCTGATGCGTTCAAAGCCTGGACTGCACGGATTAAATCCGGCGCAACAGTGCAGGAGCTTACTGATGGTGTTCGGCGATACGCGGATTACGTAACTGCCGCTGGGAAACTTAACACCGAGTATGTGAAACAGGCATCCACGTTTTTTGGACCCTCAAAGCACTACGAAGAGTCGTGGTCTTTTGCGGCGCCAGATGGGAAAAGAGATCCGAACACAATTTCCGAGCCAGATAAAACCATCCCAACCGGATTCAGGGGGTAAGCATGCCAAGACCAAATACACCAGAAGAGCAGGCGGCACTTATCCGGGTGATCATCGAAGAGGTGAAAATCCGCGGTCGTTTAACCGTTGGCGAGGCATCACAAATGTTGTCGCTGCACCGTCAGACGGCTGAGAAGTATTTCCGCGTAGCAGCCGAACGCGGCGAACTCATTCGTCACGGTCGCCTTGGTTTGTTCAGAGACCAGAAGGCGGTGATTGATTTCGATCTCCAGCGATTCTCATACGGTTCGAGTAAGCCAGTTATTGAGTTACCAGCTGATTTTCGGGGAAGCGCAGTTATGCGCCGGGTAATGGATATCGTGGGGAGAATGCCAGCATGAAACCAACATACGAAGAACTAGAGAAAAAATGTGCATTGCAGCAATCAAAACTGGCTGCGATTAACGAGTTGATGAGTGTCGTGGAAAAGGCCAGTGATATCGCAAAAGCTGGTATCGAAGAGCTGCAATCACAAAACGCAGACATGTCAGTACAGCTCGCTAACGCCGAGAGCAAGTGCAGGGAGCTGGCGGCGGAGAATGCGGATAAACAGGAATTCATCAAAACCTGCTTCCGCGCAGCTGCTGTTGGCGGGTCGATGGATGGTGCTGACATTCAGGAGCTTGGCGAGCGTCTTGGTCTGTTCGGACGTGAAACCTACCAGCCAGTTCTGCACGGTTATATCTGCGGACATGAGGCTGGAGAGGATACCGTTTACGTCATGAAGAAAACCCCAGCCACTGACGCTTTCCTGGCAGAAGTGCGGGCGCAGGGTGTGGAAGCTTTGGTATTGCGCCGCAAAACTGCTGCAAGAATTGCTAGAGAACGTGATGATTTACGTGCTGCTGATGCTCTCGAGGGTGAAGCCTACCGCGCTCAGATGTTTGCTGATGAGATTCGCCAGGAGGCCAAATGAGCACTGGAATTGAACTCATGCAGCATGCGCTGGGCATCAATGAGAGGAACCGCACGCCATACCGTAATTATTTCCTCGCAGGCGAAGGGCATACGGATAACGAGAAGTGGGAAGAACTGGTATCTGATGGTTTAGCCACCTCCCGTCCTGCGCCTGATTTCGTAGGAGGCGGAACGCTTTACCACGTCACAGAAAAAGGTGAAGCAACGGCAATTTCTGCACTGCCAGAGCTAAAGAAACGCACTCGATACGAAGAATATCTTGATGCTGATAGCTGCCAGCCGTTCAGTGAATGGTTGTTGGGATATCGACTGCCTGAAGTCGAATATAGCCGTGATGGAAAATGCCGAATGTTTCGCTGCTCATACGACGCGGCTTATGGCTACCCACGACGTGATGTTGAAGGCGAGTGGTGCGACACCAAAAAAGCAGCGAAGGCTAGTTACAAAGAAGCTTTGCGTAAATCGAAACAGGAGGCAGCCCAATGACAGCACTCAACAAACAGGCTCTGCGTGAAGCGGCGGTTAGAGCAGGTGGTGGTAAATGGATTTACATTCGGACGCTATCGCTTTCTAGCGCCTACATTACCGAGGAGACAGGAGCGACAGTTATCAACTGCACAGCTGGTGATGTCCCTGCCAAATGCGCTGGTTTTCTTGAGTTAGCTAACCCCGCTACCGTTCTGGCGCTGCTGGATGAGCTGGAAACCAAAGACAAACTCAAAGCTGAACTTATGGAAAAGCAACGCCTGATAGATATCTGTCAGGGACAAGGCTTAGAGCACCGCATTTCGGCAGAGAAACGGGCAGAGGCCGCAGAGAAGCGCATAGCAGAACTGTCCACCAGCCACAGTAAATTGCGCGACACAATGGCTGGCATCCACAACACAATCCGAATGGATGGCGGCTATACGCCACTGGCAGCAATCCTTAACGCTGCTAAACGCGCACATGAAGAATCAGCCACAGCCGCTGGCATTGGCGTGAAGGGGGAGTGAGATGCAGGTAAAAACGATTGGTTGGCTAGGAAATTCATGCCCAGGTTGTGGCAGCGGACACGTTCGCGTTTGGACAGATAATACTGCTGGTTCAGTAAATCCAGGTGATGAGGCTGAGTGCGCAAAGTGCGGTCGAGGTGGCGAGGTTGATAGCAGCACTGACTGTGTCGCATTCGTTCGCTGGGACAGTGAGGGGGAATGATATGTCCGAGCAAACAATTTTGGATGTGTGCTGTGGCTCCCGCATGTTCTGGTTCAACAAACAGGACACCCGCACTGTGTTCGTTGATATCCGCGCTGAAGAGCATGAGTTGTGCGACGGTCGCCGTTTGGTTATCAGTCCCGATCTGATTGCCGACTTTCGTGCGCTGCCGTTCGCCGACGCATCGTTTCCGGTAGTAGTGTTTGACCCGCCACATCTGGAGCGTGTGGGCCAGTCTGCCTGGATGGGTAAAAAATACGGGCGACTGAACAAAAAAACGTGGCGTTCTGATTTGCGAACAGGATTCAAAGAGGCTTTCCGTGTATTGCGGCCACACGGCGTTCTCATTTTCAAATGGAACGAGACGCAAATTCCAGTTAGCCAGATTTTAGCGCTTACTGATGTGAAACCAGCAATTGGTCAACGTACCGGGAAGAACGACAAAACCCACTGGATTTCTTTCGTCAAAGGCGGTGATCAGCAGCAAACATCTGACCTGCTACTGCACTACGCAACAAAACGGATTATCGAGCTGGAAAATCTGCTGCTGGTGGACGTTGCTGAAGCTGTATGGCCAGCCGAAGTTGGTATGGTCTACAGCCAGGTTGAAGTAGCCGGGGATCTCCCTGCACATCACCAGCGCCGCCTGAAGCATCACATCAACCGCATGTGGCTGGAACAAATGCCGGTACCGGCCATCATTGCAGCTGCCCAGTCACTGGCCATCGCCATGGAGAAATACGCGTGAGAGAAATCATCGTTGATAACTTTGCCGGCGGCGGTGGGGCGAGTACGGGAATTGAGCTGGCGATCGGTCGTAGTGTTGACATCGCGATTAATCACGACGAGAACGCCGTGGCGATGCACACAACGAATCACCCTGATACGCTGCATTATTGCGAGTCTGTGTATGAGGTTCGCCCCAAGATAGCTACCGCAGGACGTCCGGTGGCGCTGGCGTGGTTTTCTCCTGATTGCCGCCACTTTTCTAAAGCCAAAGGCGCTAAACCTGTCGAGAAAGCGATCCGTGGACTGGCATGGGTTGTGCTGCGTTGGGGGCTGGATGTTGAACCACGGGTAATGAAACTGGAGAACGTCGAAGAGTTTAAAACGTGGGGGCCATTATTACGTGAAATGCCATTCATCAGTCACGCGGATCGCTTCCTTGATGAATTTATCGGACCACCTGAACCAGTTGAACAGCGTCCTGACCCGGCGCGTATGGGGGAGACCTTTAACGCCTTTGTCGCAATGCTGACAACCGGCATTCCTGCAGATCATCCGGCGCTGGCAGAATGCTGTGAGTTTCTGAATATATCGCTTGATAGCGATGACGCAGCTCGACTGGTTAAAGGTCTGGGCTATGTTGTGGAGTATCGCGAACTGCGCGCCTGCGACTACGGCGCACCGACAATCAGAAAACGTTTCTTCATGGTCATGCGCCGCGATGGGAAGCCGATTGTGTGGCCGGAAGCAACGCACGGCGATCCAAAGTCAGCAGCCGTTCTGAGTGGCAAGCTGGCACCATGGCGTACAGCTGCGGAGTGTATCGACTGGACCATTCCGGCACCGTCGATATTCGACCGCAAAAAGCCACTGGCTGAAAATACACTCAAACGCATCGCTCGTGGGATTCAGCGGTTTGTTATCGAGAGCGCGTCGCCGTTCATCGTGAAATGCAATCACACCAGCACCAAGACGAGTTATGACTGTTTCCGTGGTCAGGCGTTGGACGAGCCTTTGCAGACCATTACTAAAACCCACGGTTACGCGTTAGCCGTTCCACACCTGACAAAATTCCGCACTGGTGCCACCGGGCAGCCCGTTACTGAACCTGTCCCGACAGTAACCGCTGGCACATCAAAACGCCCAGGCGGGAATGGGCATGCACTCGGGATTGTTGAGGCTGCACTGACACCATTCCTGGCGGGTAATGGTGGTAGTGAATACCAGGCTAAACCGCGCCCGCTGGATAAACCTGCTCACACTATTCTGAAGCAATCCCGCGCCTGTCTGGTTGCGCCAGTGATAGCCCGCCAGTTTGGGGCCAGCGTCGGCCATCGGGCAGACGAACCGAGCGCAACCATCACCGCTGGTGGTGGCGGCAAATCTCAACTGGTAACACCCACGTTGATCCAGATGGGTTATGGCGAGCGTCCCGGACAAGAACCGCGAGTGCTTCGACTGGATAACCCGCTGGGTACCGTTACAGCTGGTGGGAATAAATTCGCGACGGTGAGTGCGTTCCTGGCGAAACACTATGGCGGGAATTACCAGGGCGCTGGTGTTGGCATGGATGAACCTATGCACTCGGTTACGACAGTCGATCACCATGCCGCAGTTACGTCGCATCTGGTTAAACTGCGTGGTACCTGCCGGGACGGGCAGCCGACCAGCGAGCCAATGCCAACGGTGACGGCGGGCGGGCTGCACGTAGGGGAGGTGAAAACCACTCTTGCGGTCGATGAATACGACGAATTTCGCGCACAGCAGACGCTTGAGTTTCTGCGTGAATACTGTGGTGAGGATTGCGACGGGCTGGTGACCGTTGGCGGCGTAACTTACCGCATCGTCGATATTGGCATGCGCATGTTGCAACCGCACGAGCTATACCGCGCTCAAGGCTTCCCTGAGTGGTACATCATTGACCAGGACTATCGGGGGCAAAAATACGCGAAGGACAAACAGGTTGCGCGCTGCGGTAACGCCGTACCACCGCCGTTCGCCGAGGCACTGGTGAGGGCTAACCTGCCTGAACTTTGTCAGTCGAAACAAATTGCAGCCTAACGTATAATCCCATCCATAACTCGAGGAATTTTTTTATGTCACACGAAGAAATGACTCCTGCCGAGAAATACAAAGCGGCGAGGAAGCGATATAAAAAACACAGGCTTCAATCCGATATAGCAAACGCTAAGCGATTTGAGGCTGATGATGTGGCCCCTGTAGATGGTTACAGATCTCCTTACGAAACGAGGAAAAAAAGAGGGAGAACTGCTGACTAATGTCTGACTGGAATATCGCAGCAAAATCCAAAGAAGAGCAGGACAAGGTTAACGTCGATCTGAGTGCGTCAGACGTCACTTTCAAAGAGTGCCGGAACTCTTGTGCGATTAGATTCTTTAATCTGGCGATGGACGTGCAACCTCAACATATCAATGATTCGCTATATAAATAGATTATAAATCTTAATGCTCATGATGGGGGATTTTAGCTTGGGTAATTTTCTGAGTTTTGTGGGTGTTCTGGTTTCTATAGCAAGTTGCTACTACGCCTATAAAGCTTTTACATCATCAAAGGAAATTTCATTTCCTGATAAAAAGCCAAGAGAAAACATTTGCACTTTAAAGCATTATTCAAGAGAAGCGAAAGCATTAGAGCGTTTTTTGAGCGAAAATACACATAGAAAGGTCTATCTGAATATTGAACTGGATGGTGATGACTTTGAGTTGGGAGAGTCGGACGATTCCAAGTGGTTGGTGATTTGGACTGATAAATTCGAAGATGTACAACCTGAGGAAAAACCCAGCACAAGTAACTCTTCAGGTTATCAACTGACGATCACACCACATGAAGATGGATTTGGTCAGATTTACTGGTTTAGGGGAGCCTATAGGTTATCTGGTCATTTCTATATTGATGGATATCTTGGCCCATATCAAGGCCTGATGAGCGCGGTCATTTCCGCAGCAAAAACAGTTTGATTTTACATGAGTTTTTCATGCTCGGATTACTGTAATCATGTCTGTCAGCAGAAACAAATAGCGGCGTAATAAAACATTGCTAATTCAACCCGCTACGGCGGGTTTTTTCTTGCATTGATTTTCCATTATCAACTGTACATAATGTCAGTGTCAGCCTGAACAACTGACAACTTGATGCGCCACGGAGAGAAACCATGGCGCAGCTACAACTAATCAAGCAGTCTTCAGGTATCCTGATCCCGGCAACGCCCGAGACCAGTGATTTACTGCAATCAAAAATCAAACTCGGCGCCGTACTGGTAGCCGAATTTCGTCAGGTGAGGAATCCCGCATTCCATCGCCGTTTCTTTGCGCTCCTGAATCTCGGGTTTGAATACTGGGAGCCTACTGGCGGGGCGATCTCCTCCAACGAGCGCAAACTGGTAACCGGCTACGCCAAATTCCTTGCCTCATTCGCGGGAAGTGAAGCTGCACTCCTGGATGCGGCTGAGCAATATCTCGACCGTATCGCTGATAAGCGTGCCGGTAGCATCAGCATCTGCAAATCCTATGACGCATACCGTGCATGGGTGATCATCGAGTCTGGCCACTACGACGCCATACAGCTTCCTGACGGTACCCTTCGCAAACACCCCCGCAGCATTGCCTTTGCCAACATGGACGAAACCGAGTTCCAGCAGCTGTACAAGGCCGCGCTCGATGTCCTGTGGCGCTGGGTATTGTCCCGGGCATTCAAGGACCAGCGTGAAGCGGAAAACGCCGCATCGCAGCTCATGAGCTTTGCGGGGTGATGGCGATGAAATATTCCTGGTTTCACCATCATGAATGCACAACCGAACAGGCCGACGAGTTGGTGGCCAGTTACCGCCGTCGTGGCGCCACGGTAGAACGCAGCCTGAATAGCGACAACATCACCTGGACTGTCAGTGTGCAGTTGCCGGAAAGCGAGAAAGCCCCGCGCCCGAGTAAGGTCTGGCAAAACAGGGCGTGGGGTTGAGCATGGCTAAGTTACCGCGCCGTAAGTGCGCCAACAAAGAATGTCGCCAATGGTTCCATCCGGTGCGTGAAACGCAGACTGTTTGCGGTTATGAGTGTGCCAGTGCCGTCGGCAAAGAGCAGACCAGAAAAGCCCGGGAGGATGCGCAGCGCAAGGAGTCTGCCAAACAGCGTGCAGCCGAGAAGAAAGAGCGAGCAGCCTGGCGCCAGCGCAAAGCTGCGGTTAAGCCGCTGAAGCACTGGGTAGACCTGACGCAGCGTGCGGTTAATGACATCTGTCGCGAAACCGAGCTGGCAGAGGGGCGGGGCTGCATTTCCTGCGGAACGAAAACGGCGTTCGCCTGGCATGCCGGCCATTATCGGACCACGGCAGCCGCTGGGCATCTGCGCTTCACTCGCTTTAACATCCATCTTCAGTGTGATGTTTGCAACGTCTACAAATCCGGGAATATCGAAGCATACCGAGCTGCGCTGGTGGAACGTTACGGCGAAGAGCCGGTGCTGGCGCTCGAGAACGATAACACTCCACACCGTTGGGCAGTCGAAGAGCTGAAGGCAATCAGGCTTACCGCGCTGGCCGACCTACGCGCACTGAAGAAACAGGAGGCAGCGTGAGCAGAACCGATATTGAACGTTACCAGGCTGAAAGCGTCGCGAGAGCCAACCTAAAACCAATAGCAAACCATAGTCAGAACCAGCAGACCAAACAGCCAGAGAGGGCCACAGCGTGAATCTTGAAAACACAGTGAAATACCACTTCGCAAAACCCACGCTGATTAGCGATTCTCCGCGTGCTACCGCCTCCGATTCACTGACCGGTACCGACATCATGGCTGCCATGGGCATGACGCAGGAACGCGCCGCAATGGGTTACAGCGCCTTCCTCGGCAAGATGGGAATAAGCAATAACGACCGGGAGCGGGCGATCGGTCTGCTGGCCGAGTACGCGATGACCAAATGCGACAAGGTTGCCGCACTGCGTAAGCTCGGTGCCGGGGTTAAACCTCAGGTGATGCACCAGTTGGCCACCTTCGCTTTTGAGGATTATTCCCGCAGCGCTGCCAGCGTGAAGCAATGCGATTGTTGTGACGGTCAGGGCTTCATTGAGGCTGATGTGTTCAGCATGAAAACCAGCATCTCTGGATGCGCAAAGGACATCATCCAAAAGTCAAAAAAATGGGGGCTGAAGATTATCCCCTCGCAGCATCAGAATCAGCGACAGGTGAGAGAGGTGGCCCACGTGCTGTGTACGAACTGCAAGGGGAAGAAAGTTGTCAGTTGTGCCTGCAGTGATTGCCGGGGGCGTGGTAAAGCCGTAGACCAGAAGAAAACGGAGGAGCAGGGTGTGCCGGTTCTGACTGACTGCAAACGCTGCAGTGGGCGCGGATATGAACGACTTCCGTCGACTGAGGCATATGCGGCCGTATGCCAGATTACGGATGCTATTAGCCTGGACACCTGGAAAAAGTCTGTTAAGCCATTCTATGACCAGTTGATCACGAAATTCGATATCGAAGAGGCTTGGGCAGAAAAACAGCTTAAGCAGATAACGCGGTAACGCCTGTAGCGATAGCCTGCGATTTTGTTGCGGGCTATTTACTTTTCCCGAATCTGTGTTAATTTTGTCCCAACGATGGGTTAATGCCTTCGTTTCAAGCCCTGCGGATAACACCGTGGGGCTTTTGCGTTTCTGGAGGGTAAGAAAATGCACCAGTAAACGGATGGACCGCAGCCGATAGGCAATGTAGCAGTCATGATGCTGCCCTGAGTCGCCAGTGAGCGAGCCTGTGTAGTGATGGGTCAAGGTTCTTATATCAAAACAAACTCCGGTAAAGCAGCGCGAACGCCAGACGCGCACCGGTCATAAGCGGCGATGACGCGACAGATACTCGAGGGCACGAGCGCAGCCACTGCGAGAGTGTGGATAATAATTTATAGCCTCGCTTATGCGGGGCTTTTCTATTTCAGGCTCACGGGTATCACTCACTACGCGCTTTGTTGATAAATCCAGCTCGTGAAGCCTGACCCTGTCATCACACACAGCGCCATCCGAACTATCGGAGGTGAGGCTATGACCAGAATGAGCACCATTTACAGCAGACTTTCATATGGAACAGGAACCACGCTGACCGGCTGCGGTGTATCAGCGAAGGCATATGCCGAAACAGCTAAAACAGCAAAAGAGGTGTCCTGGATGTTGGCCGACAGAATTGCAGGGTTAAGCCTGAGCGACTGGGCAATTATTGTCGGTATCGCATGCACTGTTATTACCTGTGCAGTGAACTGGTATTTCCGCTGGAAAGAACGGGAGGATCGGCGCAATGGTTATGCCACCAAAGCTGAGGAATAAGCTGAGCGCAGCGGTCGTTGGTTTGATTCTTGCCGGGGCATCCGCGCCCGTGATTCTCGATCAGTTTCTGGATGAGAAGGAGGGTAACAGCCTGACGGCATATCGTGACGGCGGCGGAGTGTGGACCATTTGCCGTGGCGCTACGATGGTTGATAGTAAGCCAGTAGTTCAAGGCATGAAGCTGTCAGCTGAGAAATGTGCCCAGGTAAACGCCATTGAACGCGATAAAGCTTTGGCTTGGGTAGAACGAAATATCAAAGTACCGCTGACCGAACCACAGAAAGCAGGTATTGCTTCTTTCTGCCCATACAACATCGGCCCTGGAAAATGTTTCCCTTCCACGTTCTATAAGCGGATCAATGCGGGCGACCGTAAAGGAGCCTGTGAAGCTATTCGCTGGTGGATTAAAGACGGTGGCCGCGATTGTCGCCTGACCAAAGGCCAGAAAAATGGCTGTTATGGGCAGGTAGAACGACGAGATCAGGAAAGCGCGCTGACGTGCTGGGGGATAGACCAGTGAGCCTGCGCTATCAGTTCATTGCTATTTCGGTGCTGGTGGCCGTCGCATTTATCGCCGGAAACGAGTGGAGTAACCGCGGTTGGGAACAAAAGTGGGCGGAACGTGACAGCGCGAAATCCTCGCAAACAGCGAACGCGCAGACCGCCGCCCGCATGATTGAACAAGGGCGAATTATTGCCCGTGATGAGGCTGTAAAAGATGCACAAGCACAAGCCGCTAAATCTGCTGCGAATGCTGCTGGCCTGTCTGCCACTGTTAGCCAGCTGCGCACCGAAGCAACAAAGTTTGCCGCCCGCCTGGACGCCGCAAAGCACACCTCAGATCTTGCCGCTGCCGTCAGAAGCAAAACAGCCGGAGCCGACGCCAGAATGCTCGCCGACATGCTCGGAGATATTGCAGGAGAAGCTAAACGATATGCTGGAATCGCTGACGAACGCTACAGAGCAGGGATGACGTGTGAGCGGGTTTATGAATCGATGAGGGAGTCAAACAACGGAGTTAATTGACGCCGTAGCGTTTGTTTATTTCGAGTTTAAGCCAATGGCATATTACTTCAACGATAGGTTTGGCTAATTCAACTAAGGCTGTTGCGAGCGAAATCATTTCTGGCATAAACATTTTAGTCTCCTTATCTAAGTTTGAGTGGGCTTCTATAGTGTCCCGTAAATTGAAATGGGGTTGTCCAACGTGTTGGACTTTTCCCCCTATAGTGAGTCGTTAATACAGCAATAGCTGAGAGGGGCATTGTCCCGTTATGTGCTTATTTGGGTTTAACTGGGTGCGTGAATACGAGCACTGTTTACGTGAAGGTTCCTGCGGTGCTGCTGCCAACAAACCTGCCCGCAGGTAGGCCGATCCCTGGAATGATGGTTCCGTTCACATGGCAGGTAAGTCTGGAGTTAAATGCTAAGCTCTGTACGGCGCTGAGACAGTGCAATTTGGATAAGACGGGGATTAGAAGTATTGAAGAATGCCGTAGTGCTTTGCAATCAGCAGACAAATAAGATGAACGATGTCGTTAAAACTGTCTGCGCAGCGACAAACCAGTAACAACAATAGGCTTTGTTTCATGTGACCTCCAATAGGAATGAGGCAAGATGGTTCTTACCTTCAGGAGTAGCCACTAATTCACCTGAAACACTTCTCCAGCAGTATTGGACTAATAACGTTATGCAATGATATTGCAGAAACTCTTCACTGAGAGGCTTTGATAATGCTAGATTTTCTCTCTTTTAAGTGAGGTGGGATGTGCTACGGGTGTGCATAATCTCAACCCAGTCATGGGGAGTAAGCATTTCATATCCTTTTCAAAGTGTGGCGGGAGTGGCCAAGATTGGGCCTTCTATAGTGTCCCCTAAATGCTATGCAACGTGTCTAACGCGTTAGACACCGAGTTGTCCCATAGTGATAGTTTAGTCCGTCTTCTGCAGCGGAAAATCAACCACACACCATCGCAAGCGGATAAAGAGGCTCTAAATGTCCGACATATATCCAATCACGCTAACCACCCAAACAGGCGAAACCTTCACGGGCAAGATGTCACGACGTCAGCCTGAGCTGGTTAATGGCTTTGTGCCGCTGGCTACCGAAACTGGCGAGTGGCTGTACTTCGCTCCTGCCGATGTGAAGCGCGTGCAGTTTACGCCTCTGCCCAACATTACTCTTGAATAAGAGGATGAAGATTAACAGGGTGGGGAAATTCACCACCCTTTAAACGGTTTCTAAATTAATTTATTACGAGAGGCAGACTCGATCAGGGCGTTCATGAAGTGATATTCAACATTTTCAGCATAATCGGTGTCGATTGAAGGAGTCGAATCTGGCGCCCCAAAATGCATGCAATTGTCCCAATCAAGAAAAACTTTATGAAATTCTTGATTTTTTCCATCCCGAGACGTGTAAAAAGTGATGACCCCGATTAACGAGCCCTCGTAAAGTGAAAGCTTGCTTTCCGTAAAACACTTAAAGCGTAGTTGGGGAATGGAAACCTCAAGCTCACCATCATTTAACTCTATGGAAATTTGTTTATTAAGGTCACGTTTGTTATTCCATGCGGCGTTAACACGATCTAGTAAGTCATGCGTATTTTGCTGTAACAACTCACCTTTCTTCGAAAGTAGTTGCGACAATCCAATAAAAGTTAAAGAGCTCATAAATCCTCCTTGGAGAAGAAATGGCACTCACAGACAAGCAAGAAATGTTCTGTCGCGAGTACCTCATCGATTTAAACGCTACACAAGCGGCTATTCGGGCGGGGTACAGCGCAAAGACCGCTAACCGTACTGCGTCCGAAAACCTGTCAAAACCTGACATCCAGTCAAGGATTGCCGAACTTAAAGCGCAACGCAATGATCTTGTTGGCATTAATGCGACATACGTCCTGAGTCGTCTTGTTGAGATTGACCAGATGGATGTGCTCGACATCCTCACCTCGACCGGGGAACTCAAGCCAGTTTCTCAGTGGCCGAAGGTCTGGCGCACGACTCTATCAGGCCTCGAGGTCATGGAGATGGCAGCAGAAGGTGGGACCGCCGCGCTCCTGAAGAAGATTAAGTGGCCTGACAAAGTGAAGAACCTTGAACTGCTCGGTAAGCATATTTCTGTCCAAGCATTTAAAGAGCAGGTCGAGCAGAATGTCACTGCCACTCACAACATCATGCCAATCCCATCATGTACGAGTGTCGATGAGTGGGAGAAGGCGGCTCAACAGCAACAGAGCGAGGTTCTTGGTGGATGAATTACAAAGCCGTCTGGAAACCTCTGCCGGGATCGCAATCGCTCTCCCTGAGTTGCCCGTGTAACGAAATCCTCTATGAAGGTACGCGTGGTCCGGGTAAAACTGCTGCGCAGCTGGCGCGCTTTCGTCGCCTGGTTGGCTTGGGCTATGGCTCGTTCTGGCGTGGCGTCATTTTTGATACCGAGTATAAAAACCTCACCGACATCATTACCCAGTCAAAGCGTATGTATCGCCTGTTTAACGACGGTGCACGCTATCTGGCATCGGCCAGTGAATTACGTTGGGTTTGGCCCACAGGCGAGGAGCTGCTGTTCCGATTCGGCAAAGAAGAGGGTGATTACTGGGACTATCACGGGCAGGAGTTCCCGTTCATCGGCTTTAACGAGCTGACAAAGCAGCAGTCTGCTGAGTTCTACGAAATGATGTTCTCCTGCCGACGCTCGTCGTTCCGGCCGGAGAACTACCCGCTGGCTAACGGTAGCCTGTTGAAACCAATCCCGCTCGAAACATTCAGTACTACCAACCCGTTTGGCATCGGCCATACCTGGGTGAAGAAGCGCTTCATCGAGCCAGCGCCGCGCGGCACGATCATTCGCGAAACGCAGAAGGTGTTTAACCCGCAAACTGAACGTGAAGAGGATGTGACGCTTACCCGCGTTGCGATTCACGGCTCGTTCAAAGAGAACCCTTATCTGGATCCGCAGTACATCGCAACGCTGATGGCAATCAAAGACCCTAATCGCCGCAAAGCGTGGGTAGAGGGCTCGTGGGACGTTACCAGTGGTGGGCGGTTTGACCATCTGTGGAATGCATCGCTGCACGTTATCAAGCCGTTCCGCATCCCGGATAGCTGGACGGTTGACCGCTCACATGACTGGGGTGAATCAAAGCCGTTCTCTAATCTCTGGTGGGCCCGCGCAGACGGCACCGCAGCAGAGCTTCCTGACGGTAGCAAGTTCTGCCCGCCTGCCGGTTCGCTCATTCTGATTGGCGAGTGGTACGGCTGCCCGCCGGACGAGCTGAACAAAGGCCTGAACATGTCGTCCACAAACGTCGCTAAAGGCGTGGCGTGGGTGGATAAGCGGCTGGTGGGCGAGGAAGTGGACGAGCCGGAGGAAGTACAGGGAAAAGGCCAGATGTACATTGTTCCAGGCATATGCAGTAGCGTCATTCCCGGACCTGCCGATGGTGCGATTTTCAATACGGGCGATAACGAGTTGTCCATCGCCCAAAAAATGGAGGCCCAGGGCGTCAAATGGATACCCGCAGACAAGAAACCAGGCTCACGCATCAACGGCGCATCGCTCTTTGCTGACATGCTTGAGGCCGTTGTTGAAGCTAAAAAGATGGAGTCAGGAATACCCGAGAAGCCAGCTTTCTATGTAATGGAGCACTGCCGGGGCTGGATAAGCCGCATCCCGGTTTTAGTTCGTGACGACAAAAAACCTGACGACGTTGACACCAACCAGGAAGACCACGACTGGGATGCCACTCGTTACCGCGTACTGCACTCACCGGCGAAGGTGGGAGCCATCTTCTTCTAAGGAGTTCATCAGTGAGTGAACAACAAGGCGAGGTCTCATTCCTCGTTAACGCCCTTGCTGATGCAATCGGGCGCCAGCGCATGCAATACGCTGGGCGTAATGGCAACGTGAAGCGCACGAAGTTGTGGGATGAGTTCGGTTATCCGGAAACGCTCACCTTCGATAATTTCTATCGTCAATACCGCCGTGGTTCGACGGGTTTTTCTGCGGTACACAAACTGCTCGACGCCTGCTGGATAGATCTGCCCACCATCATTGATGGCGACGAAGACAGGGAGTCGACAGCCACAACGAAGTGGGAAAAAACCGTCACAAAGCTGATGAAGAAGCACTGGGCAAAAATTAAGGATGCCGATCGCCGTAATATGATTGGTCGCTACTCTGCGCTTTTGATTCAGGTCCGCGATAACCGGGATTGGTGGCAGCCGATTGATGTTGATGTGGTAAAAAAACTCGGCAGCAAGGCTCTGGTGAAGTTAATCCCTGCGTGGGAGCCGCAGATCAAACCGGGCAATCTGGATATAGATACCTGGTCTGAAACCTATGGGCAGCCGGTTAGCTACCAGTTTAACGAGCAACCCATCGGTGATGAGGGAACTTATAGCAGCCCGCGTTCTGTTCAGGTTCATCCGGAGCGCATCATTCTGCTTTGTGAAGGCTCAGAGGATGACAACATCCTCTCCGGTATTCCGTTGCTGGAAGCTGGCTACAACGACCTTCTGGACATCGAAAAAACGAAGGGTGGCAGCGCCGAGGGCTTTCTGAAGAACGCGAGCCGCCAGTTGGCTACCGAATTCGATGAGAAGGTAAGTATAGATTCACTCATTAAGCAGGCGAAGGAAGCCGGTTACGACAGACTCGGCGATGCGATGAATGACAAGGTTAATAAGCTCAACAGTGGTACCGACGCCGCACTGGTTACCCAGGGTGGGAAAACGTCGGTGCTCTCAGTTGCCGCCGCCGACCCAACGCCTAGCTGGACAGTCTCGGCGAACTCGTTCTCTTCAACAATTCAATGCCCGTTCAACATTATGTTCGGCAAGCAGACGGGGAATCTCGCCTCGGAAGAGGACAAAACGGCCTGGGCGAATCGTTGTAACGGTCGCCGCTGGGGGTTTCAATCAGACGTTATCACCCGTGTGATTGAGCGATTCTGGAACGTCGGCATTATTGAGCCACCCGCGTCCGGTGAGGTTTCATTGGTCTGGTCAGATTTACTGGCCCCGAGCGAGAAAGAAAAGCTTGCCAATATGGCGGTGATGGCTGACGTGGCGCAGAAAACGCAGCAGGCTTACGGCGCACCAGCGGTCGATGAGAACGAGGTCCGTGCCGTCGGCGAACTTGAGCCACGTAAAGAGCCTGCAACCCCAGACCCAAACGCGAGACCAACCGATAAGGATCCGCTGACAGATGATGATGACAGTGCAGATCCGAATCGGAACGCCAGTCGTACCACGTAATAAAACCGACCCTACGCAGTCAGCACGGCAGGTAGGGCGGATGTTTCGTGACATCGATGAACGCTATCTGACGATAAAGCGCCGACTGAAAACGCTGTTTGACCAGCGGCTTACCGGGCAGAAACGCGAAACCAATGGCGAACGGTCGTGGATGATGTGCAATAACGAGGGTTCTGAGCCTTCGTTGTATCAGGTCAATGCCGGTAAGTTCATCTACGACATGTCGTCGGTCCAACTGGCCGACCTCCTGCAGGTGGTTCAGGCGATACTGGATGACGAGTTGCTGGAAGGTGGTAGCCAGAACCTCTGGGCGCTGGATTATGTCGCCGCAGAGTATGAGCGCGGCACGCTTAACGCCTTCACCAACCTTTCAGTGCAATCTCAGGCCTACGCCAGCCAGACAACGCTGCAACAACTGCTGTCCAGCCCGGCTTACCAGAACCAAATCGCTAGCGCTTACATCAGCACGTACAGCGACTGGAAAGGTATTAGCGACACAGCCCGTGCTGACCTGGCAAATATCATTGCTGACTCGATTGGTCGGGGAATTAATCCACGCGAGACAGCCGGCATCGTAAGCAAACGACTCGACGTGTCGATGTCTAAGGCAAAGACCATCGCTCAGACCGAGCAGGTCGGTGCGCTGCGGCTGGCACAATGGAACGAGACGGACTGGGCATCTGAGAGGCTGGGGCTAAACACCGGTCTTCTCCATCTTTCTGCGCTGAAGCCTACAACCAGGACAACGCACGCGTTTTGGCATGGAAAGGTCAGGACCGTGCAAGAGGTGCGCGACTGGTATGCGGTCGATGGGAACAAATATCACTGCTATTGCAGCCAGATCCCGGTACTGCTTAACGACGACGGCAGTATTTTCAATGAAGGCTTAAAGCAAAAGCTCACAAATGAAAGGATGTTATGGACAAAACATCATTGATATGATGATGTTATAATCCGTTAAATATTGAGAGTTTGTAAACAATGGAAGCGAAGAGTGTTAATTTCGAATGGAAGGAGTTGTTCAAAACTGACATTGCCATCCATTATCGAGTAATTTGTAAGATAGTGACCTCGAAAGGAATAGAAGTAACTGGAAGCGCGCAAGCAGTAATCAATAAAGCTCCGCAGATAACAACTAATCTATATAGTTTTGATGGCGCGCAGTTGGCTGAGCTATCTGCTTTTAATCACGCTAATCAGATGCTTTATAAGATTGCAGGTGAAAACATTCCTGATCATAGTACGTTAACTGGCATCGCGGCTATGAAAAAGTAGCATTGGGACTTACCCGCTCCGGCGGGTTTTTATTTTATTTGAAATTCACGAATGAGGGCGCTGCGTGACAGTCTATTGGTGCTGTGGTTGCGGGCGAACTGTGAGCTATCAATGCGTAACTGCGTTGGTGTATTTCCCATGGTGCTGTATGGCGCCTATGTTACGAAAAATCTAAACGAAGGCGCAATTTGTACTATTTCTTGCAAGGGAACGCTTCACTCAGAGCATCAACCGCCAAATCAGACGCGTTTTCAGCGCGGCGTTTAGGATACTGCTTCAAGTACTGATATACGACGTCAGATATTTGATTCAGGTTAAGTTGATTACTGGCACAAAATAGTACACCGCTACCCAGATCATAAACTCCTGACACGTAGCCGTAGTACATGTTCGCATCGCTGATATCAGAACCCATTGTTCTATTTTCTCTGACTCGCATCAAGGATTCGCCCCAGGCAAAAAGCTGATTTCCAGTGTAAAAATTAGCCTGCGCGTCCTGCACACCGAATAAACCGATTGCGCCAATTATCAAGGCCTTTTTAATCATCATCTCACTCCTTTATTGAATAAACATAACTTAACGAGGATCTAGCATGAAACGCAACCGCGTTAATGTGCTGACCGTCGTCAACTCCGCTTCAAACATCACAACAGAAACCATCGACGACAAGCCACATATCGTGGTTCGCGGCATCACGCCTGTCGTTGACGATATCGTGATGAACCGGAAGTTGTACCCGGCAGCAGAAATCGAAAAGGCCTACAACACGCTCGAGCGTAATCCGATGCCGCTGGGCCACCCGAAAGTGGACGGCAAGCATGTGTCGGCGCGCGATGTCCGGGCGGTGAATGAGTACCACGTCGGTGCCTGGCTGCAGAACGTCAGCCACAAAGACGGGAAGGTAACGGGCGACATGTACGTTAACCGCCAGTACGCCGAGTCGAGCGACAAGGGCAAGCGCCTGATCAACCGCCTGGATGAGATGCTGGCCGGTACCAACTCCGACCCGATCCACATATCCACCGGCCTGCTGTATTCCGGTATCGCCGCCAACGGCGAATCGAAGGGCAAGAAGTATAACGAGATCGCCACAAACATGATGTTTGACCATGTAGCGGTGCTGCTTGATGAGCCTGGCGCAGGAACGCCAGAAGAGGGCGTAGGCATCTTCGTTAACTCAGAAGGTGATGAGCAACAGATTGAGGTTGCCCGTCTGGCTGACGGAATCGACTGCACCCGCGATGGCCTGATCAACAAAACCAAATTCTTCTTTACCAATGCTTCCAACTTCTCTTTCGACGACATCTCCCACGCTATCAGCGACAAGCTGCGCGAGGGTGACGCCGAAGATAAGTGGCTTTGGCCTGAAACGGTATGGCCGGACAGCTTCATCTACCGCAATGACACCAAATACCTGAAGCAGAAGTACCTCATCGATGACGACGGCAAGGCCGTGTTCGTCGGCGAACCTGTAGAAGTCGTGCGCAAACCCACTGAGTACGAGATTAAAACCAACGGAGAGAACGATCCGATGAAAGAACTGATTATCAATGCGCTGCAAGCCGCTGGTAAGCCGACTGAAGGCAAATCAGACGCCGAGCTGATGGACGCATACAACCAGTTGGCTGCTGAAAAGGCGGCTACCAAAACCGAAACGCCAGAAGAGAAGGCTGCTCGTGAAAAGGCTGAAAAAGAAGAGCGCGAGCGTGCCAACAACCAGGCGGAAGCACCGGCATGGTTTAAGCCCTTTGCTGATGATCTCGCTGCAGTTAAGTCTGGACTTACCGCTAACTCTGACAAAGAGAAGGGCGAAAAGCGAGCTGCCGTAAAAGCGAAATTCGGTCTGGATGACCTCGCTGTGAATGCGCTTGACGGCGCTGCCCTCGATGGCCTGTTTGCTCAGTGCCAGACCTCTACCGGCCTGAATGGTGCATTCCGCCAGGTCAATAACAACGATTCATTCAGCGAAATGCCGGAGTAAGAAATGGCTAAAGACGGGAAACACGTAATTCACGCGGGCGGCATCTTTGCAAACCCGCAACTCCATCGCGAGGGTGCGGCAGCCGCAGCAACTCCGCCGGGTACGATCGGCTTATTCGACAATGCGGCAGGAAAATTCACTGCCTCTGTGGACGGCAAAGAAGACGCGATCCTCTACGTCGCCAACTACGACTATCTGCGCTGCAAAACCGTCGACGACATCATTGCGGTCGGTGACTGGGTTGTGGCAATGCATCCAACTCCGGGCGTGTTCTTTAACGTGCCAGCAGTGGCCGGAACCTACACCAAAGGTCAGGCGCTGTCCGTTGTAAATGGCCGCGTGAAAGCTGCCGCTGCCGATGAGCCGGTCTTCGCGTTCGTGGAAGAGGACCGTTCATACACCATTGCTACCGCCGGCGAACTGCTGCGCGTAGTCATTAAGTAAGGAGCAACGAATGTTTGCATTCTCCACCCAACAGGCAACTGCCACCCGAAACCTTGAGGCGAACACCGCTCAGTTTCAGGAACTGCAATTTGCCCGTAATGCCAGCGCTCAGGCTGTTGCTGATTTCATCGCCCGCACCCGCGTGCGCGGTGATGCTGCTAACGCGCCTGTGCTGGATGCAGTTAATGCGGTCGACGACATTCGTCGCCTGTACCGTGCTTACGACCAGACGGTGCTCGCTGAGTTCCAGCCGACTACCGAATTCACGCTGCTGAACGACCTTATGCCGTTGTCACGCTCAGTTCGCCTGGAAGAGTCCGTGTATGAGTATGCTCGCACCGGCGGTCGCGGCTGGGCACACACTTCCATGTCTGGACAGATTGGTGCGGCGCTGGATGCGAAGTCCTACACCTTCGACGGTACGATGGTCCCGATCCACGACTCCGGCTTTAAGTTTAACTGGCGTGACCCAGTATTCAACAAAGGCTCGGCGCTGGCTTCCCTGGCTGATGCCCAGTCAGGATCTGTTGATGATGTTCGTCGTCAGTACGTGGACTACATCTGGAGCGGTTTCCGCGACAAAGCGGGCAACTTTATCAAGTTCGACGATAAAACCTGGAAAGGCCTGCGTGCTGATGAGCGTGTTGCTCAGATCACGCTGACCTTCAACTTCGCGACCAGCACCGACCCGAAGGCCATTCGTGCGCAGGCAATCTTGCTGCGCGACGTGCTGAAGCTGCAGAACTATCAGTACGGTGAGCAGACCTGGTATGTATCCAGTGAAATCATGTCGAACTGGGAACAGTATTTCGACGTGAACTCCTTGCGCACGGTGCTGGAAGAGATCAAGAAGCTCTCCGGCATTAAAGACATCAAAGAAGATGCCAAGCTGACCGGGAATCAGATCATGATTGTGCCGCTGGGCGCTGGCGTCATCGCTCCGATTGTCGGCCAGGCGTTCGGTACTGTTGCTGATCCGCGTCAGTTCTACAACAGTGATTACGTATGGCGCACCTGGGGTGCTGCTGGCCTGATGGTCAAGCAGGACATCAACGGCCATTTCTCTGTCGTTTACGCTTCGAGCTAAGGATAAAACATGGCACTCGTAAAGATTCTGGCTGCAAACCTCTTTGCCGGTGCCAACTTCCAGAAATTGGAGGTTGGTAAAACCTATGATGTTGACGATGCGATCGCTGAGAAATGGATCACCGATGGCAAAGCGGAGGAGTCGAAGGAGAAGGGCGTCAAACTTCATTTTGAAGTATCGCCCCCGTCTGCGCCACTCACCACCGAAATCGGCACGCTTCAGGCCCAACTGGATGACGCTCTGTTGCAGATTCAGCAGTTGCAGCAGGCAGCAGCTGAGAAAGACGTGGTGCATGCTGATGCACTCACCACCGAAACTAAACGCGCTGACGACGCTGTTGCCGCGCTGGTTGAAGCAACCAAGAAGGCGAAATAACCATGGCTGACCCAATCACAGCGGCAGACGTGCAGGCGTTCCTCGGTGAATTGGGTTATTCCATTCCGGGGGCGCTGCTGGATCCGATTCTCTGCGTGGTGAACAAGATTACCCCGTGTCTTGATGGCGCGGGGTATGACGACTGTACAGCAAAGCTGATTCTGATGTACGCAGCCGCGTTGATGGCGACATCGTCCGGCGCGCGCCGCCTGAAATCACAGGGCGCACCGTCTGGCGCGTCCCGTTCTTTCGATTACGGTACCGATAGCATTACCTGGTTGCGGGAGTCGCTGACTCAGCTCGATACCAGCGGCTGCACCAGTGAACTGCCAATCAGCGCTGGTAACAGTGTCGGGTTCTTCGATGTCGTTGGGGGCTGTTGATGACGTGGACATCCGTTAAGCAAACTATACCCCGCTCATTCGTACGTGTGTGGGTTCTGACCGACACCGGGCGGGAGACAACCGGCTTTGTTAAGTCTAATGGCGAGTGGCATATCAACTGTCCGCGCATCCGGGCGACAGGCGCGATTGTACTGCAATGGAGGAAATAGGGTATGTCTTCGGTTGCTAACTGGTCCTATACCGCCACAGCGACAATCTGGCGCAAGATGGAAGGTAATGATGAATATGGCGACCCGCGAGGCTATAAACCGCCTGAGCAGATTCTCTGTGACTACGAGGGCGGCCTGTCAAAGCGCATCGGCAGCCTGGGCGCTGAAATCGTCGTGAAGAACACTGTCTGGACTGAGTATGCGCTGGCAGCGGCAGGTGATTACCTGTTGATTGGCGAGTCAACCGAGTCTGATCCGATTGTGGCCGGCGCTGACGAGGTTAGGCAGGTTATACAGTATGCCGATACATTCGAGCGCCTGGCGGATGATTACGCCATTCTGACTGGAGTAGGATATGGGCGCTAAAGTTCGCGGTATCCGCGAGGCTAAGGCCAACCTAAACCGAATTATTCAGGATGTTCGAGGCCGTAAGGTGGTTAGGGCTCTGCAGTCGGCAATGATTATCGGTAGCTCTCAGGCTGCGTTATACACCCCAATCGATACATCTACGTTGCTTAATAGTCAGTACCGTGAAATTAACACCAGTGGCACTCTGGTCACCGGGAGGGTTGGGTACTCGGCTAATTATGCTGTTTATGTTCATGATCCTGATGTACCCCAAGTCTTCCGGCGCTCGACAGCACAGAAAGAGTTTCTGACGGAAGGCTTTGAAGATACCCGGAGTCAGATTGATGCGGTGATTCTCAAGGAGCTTACGTTATGACACCCATGATGCATGAGCGGGTGCGCAATATGTTCGGTGATGCCGGGCTTACTGACGGGTTCATGGTGCAGCAGTTGATGTATGACGACCCGGGAGACCTGTCGAAAGCGGTGATGGTATTCAGGCCAAACGGTGGTTCGAATATCAGAACGGACCTTGGCTCTGAGTATCACGTCCTGGTCGATGTCGTCGGTGCGAAAGACAAGCGCAAAGATGCGCTTAATGCCGTTCAGCACATCGTCGATTACGTCCAGGCCAATCCTATGGCTGATGAATGTGTCGGCTACATCGAGAACATGGGCGCAATCCCCGCGCCGGTGCTCACAGAAGAAGGACGAATAGTCTTTCGACTCCAGTTCGCTTGCACCTTCGGCGAATAGCTCCCTCAACCAGACAGACCCGCTACGGCGGGTTTTCTTTTATGCAAATTAAGGAGTTTCAAATGGCTGATTGCCAGAACTCAAATGAACGCCTGTTTGGCGGCGCTATCGTGCTGGAGGTTGCCGATGGCTGCCCGGACGTTAAACCACTTGAGTCTGAGTGGCTGGCGCTGGCCGCTGGCACGTCTAAGGGCTTCGACTTCAACCCGAACTCTGTTACTTCAGACGCAGATGACGGCGGCGGCTATGTCGAAACCATCATCACGAACAGTGACTTCACTATCAGTTTTGAAGGTGAAGTCCGTAAGAAAGACAAGCTGGACCAGTACGGCATCGGCAAGTTCATCACGTATTTTGCTGCGCAACTGAAGGCTAAGAAGCAGCCTGGTATTTGGGTTCGCATGGACTATGGCCCGGTTGAATTCATCGGTTACATGAACGTTACGGCGCTTAGCTCCGATGGTGGAACCAATGATATCGTCACGTTCTCCACCGAGTTCAAGGTCGGTGATGCGAGCACGATTGAAGTTAACGAACTGACCGCTATAGCAGTGACAGGTTTGACGGTAACTCCGGCTACCAGCACTGGCGCTGCGGGCGGAACCAGTACGTTTACAGTGAACATCGCGCCAACCGGCGCAACCAACAAAGGTTTCACCGTTGCATCAACCGATCCAACCAAAGCCACGGCTACGGCCTCCGGTACCGCCGTCACGGTGAACCGCGTCGCCACCGGCAGCGCGCAGATCATCATCAACACCGAAGACGGAAACTTTGTGGCCGTGCACACGGTTACCGTTACCTAACGGACATTCCAAAGGGCGGCGTGCTGCCCTTGATAATATCCATTGCATGGAAGACCAAATGACACCCCTGAAAGAAATTGGCGAATGCCTGATTGTTGATCGCGAAGCCGACTATTTCTTCCGACCATCTTTTGAAGCCATGGCTCGTATTGGTTCACCGCAGGAAATAGTTAGCGCGTTCTACCATCTTCACAACGATAACGTTACGCCCATGGTTAAAAGAGCTATCGAGGCATACGGATACATTCCATCCTGGCTAAGTGAGTACATATCCGGTATTCAATTCGCAAAACCGGCATTCGTAGCTGCTCATACAGTTCTCACCGCATGTTGTGATGATGATGTTTCCCCACTTATTGGCTGGTTGGAACTGGGTAAATCAGGGCGGTGGGGATTCGTTTGGCACAAAGGCTCAATGCCGGCGTCGAGCATGCTAATTGTTGCGCAGAGCTTAATTACTCATGGCATCGTCGGAAAAGCCAAGGTTCGCCAGCTGCAGCGGCACGAAACAGGCGAGCGAACCACAGAGTTTAACGCCTTCGACTACATCAGCGCAGCACGCAGTCACTTTGGTATGAGCCGGGCCGAGGCGTCGCAGTTAACAATGACCGAATTTCAGATGCTGCTGGCGGCAAAATACCCAGACCAGAAAGGATTCACGAGAGAAGAGTATGACGCCGTGGCTGATGACTATATGGCGAAGAAAGCGCGGCGGCTGGCTAAAATGTAGGTGTGTTGTATTTTATCAATAGGCGGAACCTTATTGCATATGGCATGGCGGCATTGTACTGTATATGTATACAGTTAATGGTGCTGATCAAATAATCAGGTAACCTTAAAATCTGTTTAGTATTAAATTAAACCTTTTCCTATTACTCAAGGTTGAGGTTTATGGTTAATGAGCAAGCGACTTTTACGTTTTATCGTGTGAGAAATGCTGGTTTCTATCGTTCTGGTGCAGGATTACCTGATTTTGGATCGTTGGCTGAAATTTTGGTCGATCTTAAAGATTGGGCCGAACCTAAGACACTTAAGGAAACTAAGACCTTTGAGGCTGATGAAGAACGTTATCCATCCTACTTAGTTGATTCCAAAAGTGTTGGTGAGGATTGGGTCCTGCTTTTATGGAACGAAGTTCCAAGTAACGGTCAACGCATGCCTTCGCTTAGTGAAGATGCTAGATTTGGCGCTGAGCCGGAAGTGATAATGAATCCGATTCAGGAGGGAAGTATTCCTGGGTTTGCTACTTATTTTTGGTTTATCGCCGATCAGAATTTGATGGCAACAATTCGACTTCATAACAAAGTGACAGCTCAGGGTTCGTTGCAGAAGTATATGCAGTGTTTTTTAAAGCAATCTTCGAAGCATGCCAAAGCTGAAGTTGTAGAGCTAGATGACGGTTCGCATGAAGTAAGGGTTAGCCGATACATGCTTGATGTGTCTGATGAGCATGAAGAAAAAAGGGTTTATTACCCTAGGTTTAATACTGCATTAATTAAAAATCCCGGAAAACATGAAGAAATTAAACAAAAAGTTAATTTCATAAAGAAAATTGAACGAATTATTGAGCTTGATTTAAGTATTGGCCCAGATCTTGATTTGTGGCAAAAAATGCTTGCTAAAATCAGTTTGGGTGCTCAGCACGCAGCTCAACCTTCAACCAAGGTAAGATATACAATATCCCCAGATGTTGATTTGGACGACGTGAACCAAATGATACAGGAATGGGATGCTGATCCGTCAGAGGTGAATGACTATGGCTTTGTTTTTCAGGGGGAAGCGAACAAAACCTACTGGTTGAGTAACTCTCTTTCTAGGACGCAGTTCGACCTTCGAATCGAAAGGGAAAATGATGAGATTGTAAATCTTCAATCGCTACTGACCGACCTTAGAAGTAAAAAAGCATTGATTTTGCGGGGTTCAGGACTTTAATGAAAAAAAAAGCGGCTCTATTTGTACTTGCATTGATATTTGCTTTAGCAATTTTCGCTGCCGGGTATTTTGGCCGCACAATTGCCTTTGCATTGCAGTGGCCGCTTTTTGAAGCTCTGAGAACTACAGCATCAATAATTTTTGCGGTTGTTGGCGCTTGGTTCGCAATTATTTATCCAGAAAGGCTTAAAAAATCTTTCCGCGGAGGTGATTCAGGCGGAGGGAACGAAGGGATACATCGCCTATTCACACCGATCGTACACTCTACAGCAATACTGGCCATAGTTTTGCTGGTAGGCATAATCGCCCCATTACTTAAGCAATCCGATTGGATTATTTCCCATAAGAGTATTTTCCGTGGGATATCATATGGCTTGCTTGTTTTTCTTACATTGTGGCAGTTACTTACGGTGATTTTAAGTTTAACAGGTCCAGATATATTGAAGCGCTTTACTGCAAAGCAGGATTCTTCCAGGAGAGCTGCTGATTCAGTTATTAACCGAAGTAATGGTAAATCAAAATGAATTGTTCCTAATTTTGTTACAACAAGTTCAGTCAATAAGACCCGCCGCCCGGCGGGTTTTTGCTATCTACAGCACAGCCATCTATCCCGATCTTAACCACGGGTTTTGTCGTCGTCAGATCCCTGCTACTCTTTTGGCACATTTATCAAAGGGGATAGGGATATGAAGAAGTTTTTGGCGTGCCTTGTTGCTGCATTACTAATTTCTGGATGTGAGCAAGATACAGCTACGAAGAAAGTTGAAAGCTTTATAAAAAACAAAGATATTTCCTTACTTTCAAAAAGCAAGACATCGCAATGTTCAGCTGATTTTGTTAAGAACTTCCATTATTTTGATGAAAATACACTGCCAACAACAAATAAATACTATGAGCTTAGTAAATATCTATACGGCAAAGTTAAATTTGAGCCGGTTAGTGAGGTAAAAAATGGTGATGCCACAGAAGTAATGGTGAAGGTTCTCATGCCAAAGGCTATTGAAGATGCCAACTCTTTTATCTTTGCCAATGGATATGGTGGAACTACGAAAGATACTGAGGCGCTGGATAACCTGCTTGCGTTATATAACAGCGGAAAACTAAAGGATATGGAATACACCACTTTTGACATGAAATGGCGAGTGCTACCAGATGGGATAGACCCAAATTATTCAACTGAACAGATAAAAGCCTGTTCAAAAAAATAACATCCAGACCCTGCTCCGGCGGGGTTTTTTATTGCCCGGAGAAAGAGAATGCCAGCAAATGCCGGTGGGATTTACTACGACATTGAAATGGATGTACAGGGTTTAATTACAGCGCAAGAGCGAGTAAATCAACGCCTCGACACTCTTGAGCGCGGTTTTGATGGCACGACCAAAGCTGTTGGTAACACCGAGCGCTCAATGCTTCGCCTTTCCGGTGTCGCAACTTCCCTCGCGGCGGCATTATCGGTGCAACAGGTATCGGAGTACGCTGATGCATGGGCGACCGTTAACAACAAACTCGCAAATTCCCTGCGCCCTAGCGAGCAATTAGTTGATGTCACTCAGCGAGTATTCGACATTACTCAACAGACTCGCGGCAGCCTGGATGCAACTGCATCGCTTTATGCCCGCCTTGAACGAGCTACCAGAGAATACGGTACGAGCGCAGAGAACCTGACGAAACTTACGACGATAATCAACCAAGGTTTTGTAGTTTCTGGCGCAACCGCTCAGGAAGCAGAAAATGCCATTATTCAGCTCTCGCAAGGTCTGGCATCTGGAGCTCTTCGTGGTGAGGAATTCAACTCAGTAAACGAGCAGGGTAACCGTCTAATTGTCGCGTTAGCCGACTCTATGGGCGTAAGCATCGGGCAAATGCGCAGCATGGCTGCCGCAGGGAAGTTGACGACAGATGTCGTTGTTAATGGGCTCCTTTCTCAAGGCGCTACAATTGGCGCTGAGTTTGCTAATACTACGACCACAATCAGCCAGGCTTTGCAGGTTGCAGGCAATAACATAACCAAATTCTTTGGTGAAAACTCTACGGTAAAAACTGGCGTTGCAATTTTCAATGATGCCATTGTTAGTGTCAGTGAAAACATTGACGTGCTTAGTGGGATATTGACAGTCGCGGCTGCGGTAATGGGTAGCCGTTATGTTGGTGCATTAACAATGGCGACGGCAGAGAAAATCAAAACTGCCATTGCTGCAAAGAACCAAGCATCTGCAGAAATGCAGGCTGCGCAGGCGACCGCTAATAAAGCCACTGCCGATCTTCGTGCTGCCGCTGTTGCGAAAGAACGCGCGCTTGACGAGATTCGTCTCGCGGAAATGATGAAAGTAACTTCGTTTAGTGCAACAAATGCCATGGCGGCAGAGCAGCGTTTATCTGCCGCACGTGTAGCCGCCGCCGCCGCTGTTGCTAATTATAATAGAGCGTTAGTAGCAAACAACGCCGCTCAAATGGCAGCCTCATCAGGTGCTGGATTGGCAAGTCGAGCCCTAAAACTAATCGGCGGTGCTGGTGGCGCAGCCATGCTTGCAGCCAGCGCTATCATTTATTTCTCTCAGCGGGCCAAGGAAGCTAGAGACGATGCCAATAACCTAGCAGACAGCGTCAATGAACTGAGCGCTAAGTTCCAGACCATGTCGCATACCGAGTTGGCAGCCACCATTGGCAAGTTAAGCCAGAATCTGCCAGAGCTAAGCGATGCGGTAGCCGACGCACAGAAAGAATTTAACGACGCTACAGCTGCTGTTCAGAGGCAAGAAAGGGAGATCGCTAACTGGGGAACGAACACCACTCGAGGCCGTCAGGCTGCTGAAGCATTAGGTGGTGCCCAGGATAAATTAGCGATTGCAACTCTCGATCTTGAGCGTGCTCAGAATCGCCTCAGCCAGACCCAGAACGCTATTAACATCGGACGCGCCACGCTTAATGGCACGATGAGGCAAGGGATTGACCTGCTTCGCCGGGATGGTGAGGAAGCTGGTATCACCGCTGGCATGATGGGCAAGCTTGGCGATATGATCAATTTCGCCGCAAAAGCGAAGGAGAAATTCAACTCCAACAGTTTGAAGGTAGAGCGACCGAAAGACGTTCAGGACTACCTTGATAAACTGCAAGACCAGGTGACGCTCCAGAGTGAGCTTAACGATCGTAAGCGTGCGCAGTTGAAGGCTGAGCAGGACATCAGGAAACTTGGTGGAACTAACAATGACGTCAGGCTTGCGAGGGAAAGGGCTGCTGCCGAATACGACGCCCAGCAAGCTCAGCAAAAAGGCAAAAAGGAAACCAAAGACGCCACGTCTGAGGCGAGCAAATACGCTAATCAGCAAGAAGCAATCGCTCAAAAACTCGCGAACCTTAAGCAGCAATCTGAGTTGGCGGCCGGTTCTACACAAGAGCTAAGTCGTGAGCAGGCGATCCTGAATGCTCAACAGTCCCTTGGTAAAGGAGCTACCCAAGAGCAAAACAAACTGGCTGGTGAGTATAGAGCAAAGGCGTGGGATGCCGCTGCTGCTGCAAAGGGGGTAACTGAAGTTCTCAAAGCAATTCCAGAGGCGGCAGAGAATAAATCTTACAGTGAATCCATGGACAATCTGAAAGCGGCGCTAACTGCCGGTAAGATTGACCAGAAGGAATACTATACAGCGGCCGAGAAATTGGCGCTGGAGCACAAGAACAACCTGGCGAAAATTAATGCTCAAGCGGTTGTTAACCCGGTAGCGTCAGCTCGTGCAGAGGTTGACCCAGTTCAGCAACTTGCGAACCAGAACAACCAGAAGCTGGCGCTTATGCAGCAGTATCAGCAGCAGGAGCAGTCGGTATTGCTACAATCCTATAAAAATGGACAGATGTCGTATACCCAGTACATCGCCGCTAAGCAGGAGACGGATTCACAATATCTGGCACTTCGAAACGCGCAAGAAACTGAGTATGAACAGGCGCGCATCGCAGCACAGTGGGAAATTTATCGCAATCAGAGTGCGGGAAATGAACTGCTGGCCACCTCGCTGGAAGGCCTGCAGAGCGGAGCGACTAATGCTCTGACCGGTCTCATTAGTGGAACCCAAAGTCTTCAGGAGGCATTTGCCAACATCGGCACGACAATACTCAACAGCGTTGTTGGTAGTCTGGTGCAGATGGGGATCGAGTGGGTCAAGAGCCAGTTAATGGGTCAGGCCGCAGCCGCCGCATCACTGGCATCGACAATGGCTCAGGCCACGGCAGCGGCTTCAGCGTGGGCCCCGGCGGCAATGAGCGCCTCGATCGCCACCTTCGGCAGCGCAGCAGCAGTGGGTCAGGCTGCGTATGCTGGTTCATTACTGGCAGCCAAGGGAATGGCGGTTGCTGGTGCGCGTTACAATGGCGGACCCGTCGATGCCGGTTCTATGTACCGCGTTGGTGAGAAGGGTAAGCCTGAGATATTCAAAGCCAGTAACGGCAGCCAGTACATGATTCCGGGCGATAACGGGAGCGTTATCAGCAACCGGGATATGCAGGTCGGTAGTGGTAGTGATGGCGGTAACGTAATTCACAATTACATGAACGTCACACTAAACACGACTGGCGGTATCACTAACGACGATATTGCAAACCTTCGAAAAATGATGATTGCAGAGATGGTTAACCAGCAAAGGCCCAATGGCGTGCTCAGGAAAAAATAATGCCCGAAACATTCACCTGGTCTCCTCAGAAGGCCTACACCGTTGAGAACACACCTAACGTATCTGTCGTCAAACTCGGCGACGGATATGAGCAGCGCCAGACCAAGGGCATCAACCCACTGATGACCAAGTACTCACTGACGTTCAAGGGGGTAGAGGACAGCGCCTGCAGCAAGCCGAACGCAGCAAAAGAAGCTGACGCTTTCCTTAAGGCAAGAATGGCAGTTGAGGCGTTCTACTGGACGCCATCAGATACCGGAGTGCAGGGGCTGTTTGTCTGCCGCTCCTGGAATATGACAAAGACCGGGCCGCTGTTTGAACTGACGGCCACGTTTGAAGAAGTGCCACGATAAGGGGATTATTATGAAATTTACCGAACTACCTGATCATGTAATTGAAGCCGCAGCCAAAACGCTTTCCCGCGAACTTGAAGGGGTATCGACGTGGGAAGATGATAAACGAACGGAAAAGGCCAAAGCTGTAGCCGAATCCGTTCGTGATAGTTTTATCCAATTGTGTTCATATGAAAAAAATGGCACTTCCTCTTTTAATTGCCAAATCCGACTTGGCATTCAGAAGCGGGAAGGGAAAGATACTAATCTTGAATCTATTTTGCAGAACGCACTTGCAGCTCATGCTCAATCATTCCAATAGCCATTTCTCTTGAGGCTTTAAACTGCGATGCTGCGGCAGGTTTTGGATTGTTTTTCTCAAGATAATCCCAGGTTCTTTCAAGCTCCTTTTTAATACCATTCAATTGATCATCACCAACTACGTGCAAAATAGCGCGAAGCATAGTATCGAAAGCGCCTAACTGAACAGCTAAACTGTTTGGTTGTTCCATTTTATTTCCTTATCCAGAGGTAATCAGCCATCCCTCTTTGCCTGAGTTCGCCAGTGTCCCACCACTCGCGGGCTGAGCATCAACCATAACCAGGTATGTAAATCAGTAACATCCTGACAAAAGATCAGTAGCCGCCGTCGAGCGGCTTTTTTTATGGGAGTTTGCCGTGCGCGACATACCAGCAAATTTAATTATCGACAGTGTAGACGCCGGAGTAGGCGCATTCATCGATTTGTTTGAAGCTGACCTGCAGCCCTTTGGTGGTGACCTTATCCGGTTTCATTCCGGCACAAATGGCTATTACGGTAACGTTATCTGGAAAGGCAACCAGTACCAGGCGTACCCGATAGCAGTGGAAGGATTCGAGTCGAAGAACGAAGGCACTTATGCCAGACCGTCAATGGCAGTGGCGAACGTTACCGGCTTACTGACGGGTATCAACCATGACTTTGATGACATGCTGGGAGTCGTTATCACCCGGCGACAGGTTCCTGTGAAATACCTGGACGCGGTGAATTTTCCGAACGGCAACCCTGATGCTGATCCAACACAGGAAGCAGTTTCCCGCTACGTTGTTGAAGAGATGACGGAAGAGACGTTCGAGCAGGTGACCTACACGCTGGCGACACCGATTGACTGCGACAACGCCATTATCCCGGCTCGTACCATTCTCGCCGACGTGTGCCAGTGGCAGTATCGCGGCGTCGGGTGTGGATATGACGGTCCCCCCGTTGCAGATGATCGCGACAATCCAACCACTGACCCGGCGAAAGACAAGTGCTCTCACCGCCGTAGCGGCTGCCGCTTCCGTTATCCACGACCGGAACCAATGCCAATCAGCAGTTTCCCCGGATCTCAGAAGGTTTCCTGATGCAAGAGTTACTCGAATATGCGGCATCGTCGCAGGATGAAGTGTGCGGCTTAATCCTTGATGGAGATCGGCTGTTCCGCTGTCGGAACGCGCACCCCGATCCGGGCAAGCATTTCCGCATTAGTGATGATGACTGGCTGGCGGCCGAGGAAGCGGGAGATGTCGTGGCGGTATTCCACTCACACCCACAAAACGTACAGTTCCTGTCTGGCGCTGATCGCCAGATGCAAGGGGTTACAGGGCTTTCGTGGTGGCTGGCATGCGGCGGAATAATTCGAAAATACAGGCCAGTGCCATTCCTGCTGGGGCGTAAGTTCGAGCATGGCGTTATGGACTGCTACACCCTGTTCAGAGATGCATATCATCTGTGCGGCATTGACCTGCCGAACTTTGAACGTGCGAATGGTTGGTGGTTACGTGGTGAAAACCTCTACCTGAAAAACATGCCGCTCAATGGCTTTCACCAGGTATCGCCAGGTGAGGCGCAACCAGGCGACGTCATTATCAGGCAACCATTCCCCGGTGCTGACCCTTGCCACGCAATGATTCACCTCGATAACAACATGGTGCTTCACCACGACCACGCGGGACACCTGAGCCGGAGAGAACCAATGCGCCCGGCATACGTTAAGCAGCTACATTCCATATGGAGACACGAACAGTGCTCATCTTTAAATTTGCGGGCAATTTACGCCGATTTTACCGCCAGGTCTCTCTGAACGTTGATACGCCAGCGCAGGGATTGCGGTTGCTCCTTTCCCAGAATCACGAATTTAAAAAAGCATTTCTTGGTTCCCGGATCAGGATGCGTGTTGCAGGTGATGAGGTGACAGAAGATTCCGTGCAGTGGCATATGGACAGAAGCCTTAAAGACGGTTCTACAGTGTTGTTTGTGCCGGTAATTGAGGGAGCCATTTCGGGAACCGTTGCCCTTGTTGCCACTCTGGTTATCGCCGCTGCGTCTGTTGCGTACTCTATTTATATGGCCCGTAACATGAAAACGAAAACGTCGGCAGAAGCGGCAGAGAACAACATGCTGACCAACAACTCATTTACCAGCGCGGAAAACCGCGTCGGGCAAGGGCGACCGGTGCCAATTCTTATCGGAGAAATGGAGGTCGGCTCGAACGTCATTTCTCTCGGCATTGACACAAGTAACATTCAGGACTGGACAGAATCAATCAGCTAAGGTGGCGCTATGTCTTCAGGTGGCGGTAAAGCATCAACCCCAAAACTCCTCGATGATAATCTCAAATCCAAACAATTTTACCGGGTACTCGACCTTATTTCGGAAGGACCAATCTACGGCCCGATTGATCAGTCACATCTGTCTTCATTCAGGCTGAATAAAACGCCGGTTACTGACGCCAACGGAAACGTCAGCGTCAACGGCGTAAGCGTAGCATGGAGGCCGGGATCTGAAACGCAGGCGCCAATTAATGGCTTCTCTGCAATCGAAGCAACAACCATCGTTAATACGGAAGTCAACTACGATACACCGCTGGTACGCACCATTACAGACCAGGATGTAACCCGCGTTCGTTTTAACGTCGGGACAACCGGGCTGGTCGAGCAGGACACCAAAGGAAACCAAAAAAACACCTCAGTAACTATGGTCATCGAGTCCAGAACCGGTTCAACCGGATGGGTTATCGAAAAAAACGTTACTATAGGTCCTGGGAAAATTTCCGGCGAGTATCTTGAAGCGCACCTGATTGATGCGCCAGAAATCAAACCGTTCGATATTCGTGTCAGACGCATTACACCGGACAGCACCAGTGATTTGCTGTCAAACGGCACAATCTGGAACAGCTACAGCGAGATCACCGACGATAACCTGAACTATCCGTTCTCTGCTATTGCGGGCGCGGTTATCGATCGTGACCAGTACACCGACACCCCAAGCAGGACATATCATCTTCGCGGCCTGATTGTGGACGTACCTGACAACTACGATCCGATCGCCAGAACCTATTCCGGCCTGTGGACTGGCGGATTCAAAAAAGCATGGACTAACAATCCGGCCTGGTTGTTTCGTGAACTGGCGAAGAATACCCGTTTTGGTCTGGCGAAACGTGCCGGTTATATCGATGTAGATGACGGTGCGCTCTATGTTCTTTCACGGTATTGCGATCAACTTGTTAATGACGGCTACGGCGGTCAGGAACCAAGAATGACGCTGAATGCTTATATTACCGAGCAGGCGAGTGCGCGTGACATTCTTGACAAGATAGCGAGCATGTTTCGCGGTATTGCGCTGTGGGACGGGATGCGCATGTCTGTCATGCTTGACGCGCCACAGGATCCGATTGCGACAATTACAAATGCTAACGTGGTTGATGGCGAGTTCAAACGTAGCTCCGTGAAGCGTTCAGAGAAATACAATGCAGTTGTTGTATCCTGGACTGACCCGGATAACGGCTGGGAGCAGGTAAAAGAGTATGTTTCCGACGATGAGATGATCGCACGTGGAAACTATAACGAAACCACTCTGGAAGCATTCGGCTGTACCTCACGTGGTCAGGCATGGCGAGCCGGGAAATGGCTTCTGGAAACCGCAAAGCGCGAGAGCAGCAGGCTGTCATTCCAGATGGCGCGCGATGCTATCCACTTCACACCGGGTGACATTGTTGAAATCATGGATAACAACTATGCTGGTGCGCGTCTTGGTGGCCGCATTATGTCGCATGCGGTTAACAACATCACTGCTGATGCGGTTGATTCGTCTCTGATATCAGAAGGCGACACCATGTCGATCATGGGCAGTGACGGGAAGTTCGTTAAGTATGAGATTGGCAGTATTGCTGACAATATAGTGACATTGAAAACAACTCCAGCATGGGTTCGTGACGGTACTGTATTTGCCATTTCTACCAGCAACGTTTCTACCAGACGCTTCCGCATCCTGAGCGTTGCAGAGACGGATAACAATTCAGTCTACAGCATCACTGCATCGCAACATGATCCGAACAAGCAGGCCATTGTTGATGAAGGCGCTGTGTTTGAGGTTCCCAGCGATACGCTGAACGGTTACCGCGTACCGAACGTGGAGAACCTGCGCATCATCAACACAAACTCTGAGACTGTTCAGATCACGGCTACATGGGAGACAGCAACAACTACCAAGAAACTGATGTTTGAGTTGTACGTGTACAGCGATGACGGAAAAGTAGTCGCACAATACGAGACAGACCAGTTCCGCTATGAGTTCTTTGGTCTTAACGCAGGTGGATATACGCTTGGTGTTCGCGGTCGCAATGAAAACGGAATGAAAGGCGCTGAAACACAAATCAGCATGGTCATCGGCGCACCACCTGCGCCATCCAGTGTTATCTGGACGCCCGGCTTGCTCTCTGCTGACCTGGTACCTGTCATGCGCATTACAGCAACGACCGACACCTCGTTTGAATTCTGGTATTCCGGGCAAAATCAGATCGAAAATCCCGCAGACATTGAAGACCAGACTCAGTTCCTTGGGCGCTCTAACCAGTGGACCCTTCATGGTCTACAGGCTGATAAAACATATTACGTTTATGTTCGTACCAGGAATGCTTTCGGGGTATCTGAATTTGTCGAAGCATCCGGGCAGGCGTCATCTGATATTCCAGGAATGATAGAACTTATTGATGAGCAAATACGAGAGTCAGATGCGTTTAAAAATGTTCAGGAGGGTGTTGATACTAATCTGGAAGGTATCATGTCAAATGCGCTGGCAAACCACGGAACCGTGGAACACCAGTGGGCTCAGTATGGGGAGATCCGGGCTGATATATTGGTTGTAAAAACTACGGTAGCTACTGCTGAAAAGGGATTAGCTGATTTATCTACCTATGTGCAGGCGCAAATTGGCCCGAACGGAGAGTTAACTGCGGCGGTAAATGAAAAGCTTACTGCTCAGGTTGAAGATAATGGTAATGCTAAAGCTTCATATACTCTTAATCTTGGCGTTAAAAGAAATGATGTTCTCTATAACGCTGGTTTTGGTATATCCATTGAGCCCTCAGGAAGCACCTATAAATCGACGGTGGTTTTTGCCGCCGATCAGTTCGGTATTTATTCCGGTAATAATCCCGGTAACTGGCAGGCTGCATTCTTCGTCTATAACGGGCAGGTTTTTATTCGCAGTGTGCTCATCCAGGAGGCATCCATTGATTTCGGTAAAATTACGGACTCTCTTCAATCCTCAAATTTCATACCCGGTGTAAGGGGGTGGAATCTGCCCAAGAATGCCAGCCCCGAATTCCATGGAAGGCTGTATGCCGACAGCGGTGAATTTGCATTTAACGGCGTTAATAACATTGTCGTCATAAACGGGAATGGGCTGACCGTTAATCTTCCCGGTGGTGGTCGGGTTGTCGTCGGGAGGTGGTGATAATGCCGGAAGGGATTTTAATCGACTATAACGATGGCCGCCCGGTGATGGCAATCACTGCGGGGCTGCGAGCCCCCAGTTTTTGTACATCGTTCTCGGGCTGGTCATCCCAGCCAATGCAGTACCCGGTAAACACACCACTGGTTCCAGGCTCACAGGTTATTGTGATACCCACCAATCCTGTCTACATCTATTCCTTTGCTGAATTTGATGTGGCCTTTATGACGGTTGTCACCAGAAACGGGGATTCAGGGGTGATTATCGGGGCTGAAACAATCGGCGGTAAAAGCCTTGTCCCTGACTGGTCAGGTTACGTTATGGAACTGCTGCCTGCGGCGACTTATAACGAAGGGTTACTGGTTGCGAACTCTACCGACTTCACCGCTATCTCAAATCAGGCCGCGCTGATGACCTGCGCTTATTCAGGGCGCATCACGGTTAACGGTAGCGCACCTCTCCCGGTTGGTGGCATTCCTTTCGGTAAATGGGACAACCCGAATGTGTCGGTGGGATTTGATGGTGGCAGCATTATTGTTCGCGATATCTCGTACACAGGCAGGGATGACGTGGCCGGAACGGCGATGATTGACCTGGTGATATTCAATCAGACAGCACCTGTCGGCGGCGACGGTATCACCATGACCAACGCCGCGGGCCAGGTGACGTTCTCCACGCTGAAACGGCCTTTTGTGTACGACCGGCAAATTCAGATTACTGATGAGTACCAGAATATTGGCGGCGGGTATTGCCAGATAGTTTATACCGGCGCACAGGTCAGGATGAACGGTGGTTACGGTAACCTCAGGATGAAAGGAGTCGTTATGTCCGGGGGAAGTGTCAGGTCTGCCTATAACCGGGTTTTTGGTAACTACGCCAGCAAAGGCTGGGATATGACCCGAAACAGAAATATCACCATGCCCATTCTCATTCTTCCGAATATGTACTGAGGAAAAACTATGTCAGCAGGAACCTTAACCCTGACGAATAATTCTGCCCTGGTCTCTGGGGCAGGAACTTCATTTAGCACTGAACTGGCGGCCGGCGATTTTGTTGTAACCACTGTAGGCGGCATTCCGTATACGCTCCCGGTCAAAACAATCGAGAGCAATACAGGCCTGACGCTGGTCAGTAACTTCACCGGACCCACTCAGTCGGGTGCTGCATGGTCAGCTGTTCCCCGTGTTGTTCTGAATATGGTGACCGCTGCGCTGGTGACACAGAGTGCTGAGGCGCTTCGTGGCCTGAATTACGACAAGCAGAACTGGCAGCAATTTTTTACTGCTGATGGTGATGTAACGATTACGCTGCCTGACACGAGTCAGACTACCGGGCCATCGGCAAAAAAGTTAATCAACAGCGTTGCTGATAAGGCAGATAAAACAGCGCTTGATGGTAAAGCAGACAAAACAGCACTCGATAGCTACGCCAAAAAAGGGGATAACTCAGATATCAGCAGCCTTTCCGGTCTGACAACGCCTCTCAGTTTGGGACAAGGGGGGACTGGTAGTACGGATTTGGCTGGAGCCCGTGTAAATCTTCGTGTTGACAGCCTGGTACAAAATGCCAGTCAAAACTGGCTGTACAGCCCGGACAGATCCATCAAGCTGGCCATGATTGATAATAATGTCTGGGGGGCATACAGCGATGCCCTGGCGAAATGGGTTCTTCCTGCCGGGATGGTGACGGATTCTAACGGTTATCTGAAAGCGGCCTCGCCAGTTATCAGATTAAAAGGTGATGGCTCGGTAGAATTCAACGAAGAGGCTGAGGGAGTAACGGCGGAACGTATCAGTACTGGTATGTACAGAGTTCATGGTGTGATGGGGTTTAACGCCGATCCGTGTTGGGGAGGGATTAATGGCGGTGTGACGGTCCCTGTGGACATAAACAACCAGCCGTTAATATGGGTTGATTTTAGCGTGGAGAATAATGGTGACATCCTGCTGAGAACCTATCACCGCACTCATCCTGATGCACCAGAATTTGCCCGTAATCTGATCGGACTGAATAATGACGAGGGTACATTTACCGAATCAGTTAAAGATGGCGAACCCGCCGATATTCCTGATGGCCGGTGGGTCGATCTGCGAATTCAGATGCCGGAGGATAGCCTCTGGAATCGGAAACAAATGGTAATACGGGAAGCCATGGAAAAAGCTGAACGAGAGCGTGAAGATAATCAGCAGGATGTGCAGTCTTAA